CTTGCGTTGGAACGCGTTGGTGACCGAAGGAATCATCGTCGAAGCCTACGCCGGAACCTATGCCCGAGGCGACCAACCGCTCAAGCGCTTCACGCACCACTACGCAGGCGAAGGCCTCGTACTGCCTAACGCCCGCAAGCCCGTTGCACCGCTCGGCAAGCTCGACCCGGCCAAGGCGAAGAAGGCGCTGTCCAAGGCGGGCTGGCTCAAGGCGAGCGTGCGCGGCAACGCGCTCATCTACCGGCACCCCAGCAGCGACGCGACCATCAGCCTCCGAAAGGACGGTCGCGCGGAGTACCGTGTCGGCGTCGAACAGAAGGCGGACCGCAACGTCAAGGTGAAGGACCAGACCAAGATCACCGAGGACGCCTACGACGTCATCGACATCCCCGACGACCTCATGGACCAGACCACGGCCCGGTTCCTGGAGGACGCACACCAACTACGTGTCCCGGCCAACGACCCGGCCACGCCCACCGACGAGGACATTGAGAAGCTCGACGCGGAGTTGCAGGAGCAGTGGGACCATCAGCCCGAAGGCATCCCGGACGACGTGTGGTGGAACTGGCTCATCGACCTCGACGAAGGCAACGCCGAGGAGTTTGAGGAGTGGCTCATCGCCAACTACGCTGACCGCGTGGGCGACGACGTCGACGAAGGCTTCTTCGGCGCTGGCCGCAAGAAGGCCGTGGCCGATGACCCCAAGACCAAGCAGCACTTCAAGCCCAAGAAGTACCAGCCCAAGCTGTCGGCCGGCGGCGTCGTGTTCAACAAGAAGGGCGAGGTGCTGATTCGCGAGCCGCGCAACCACTTCGGCGGTGCGCACTGGACGTGGCCGAAGGGCACTGTCGACCCGGGCGAGACCGCCGAGGAAGCAGCGGTCCGAGAGGTTGAGGAAGAGACAGGGTACAAGGCCAAGATCCTCACCAAGCTCGCCAGCTTGAAGGGCACGACCAGTATCACGACCTACTACCTCATGCAGGTCATCGGCCGCTCCGGGCGCCACGACCGAGAGACCGAGCAAATCAAGTGGGTACACCCGGCCGACGCCATCGACTTCCTGGAGCGGTCCAAGAGCCGCACGGTTCGCAAGCGCGACCTCAAGGCCCTGCGCTATGCGCTCAAGAAGGCGGCCAGCCGCGGACTCTACCAGCCGAAGGCGAAGAACGAAGGCGTCACCGAGAGTATCATCATCAACGAGAGCGGGCCCAGCGAGGAGCAGCTCAAGGAGTACCTCGTCCAGGGCAAGTCCGTGATGATGGGCAACCAGTGGTGGACGATCGCGAAGCGCGACCTCAACTCGGATCGCATCCTGCTCGCGCAGTCGCAGTGGTCCCTCAAGGACGGCGTCAAGAAGCAGAAGCCCAAGATCATGCGCTGGTCGAGCCTCGTGAAGGGGATTAAGGGCGGCTCGATCGGCGTGAACATCGGCAACCGCCACTACGGCCCTGAGCAGGACAAGAAGGTCCGGGCCAAGAAGCGCGCCTCCGCCGGCCTGCGCAAGGCCCCTGGCACGCCGGATGCGGGCAAGAAGAACGAGAGCCTTGCCGCCGTTATCCCGAATGCGCTCAACGAAGGGATCGACCTCCTCAAGTCCAGCGACGATGAGCTGCGCAAGCACATCGCCGGAGCAGGTGCGGCGTGGGAGACGATGGCCAGGAACGCCGCGGCGGCCGACAAGGAGGGCAGGCTCGACGAGTACCTCAAGGCCAACATCCAGACCGCCCTCAGCAAGCACACGGTCGACGAGGTGAAGCGCGTCACGGCTATCGCAGTGGATGAGCTGCACCGCGCCGGTCACATCAACGAGTTCGATGTTGAGGCGCTGGAGATGAACGGCGCGTTCAAGAAGGCGAAGAAGGCGGGCAAGAGCGACGACCAAGCCACCAAGGCCGCGTACCGGCGCGTCCGAACGCACACCATCAAGAAAGAGCGACACGCCAAAGCAAAGCGCGAGAGCGTCTACGAGTTCGACGTCGGCAAGCACCACTACGTATCGACCATGATCGAAGTACAGAACGACCCGCACATCACCGCCTTCGACTTCGGCGTGCGCACGGCCAACGGCAAGCTCGACCACAAGACCTTGCTCAACGAGGTCGACGCCATCCCGATCATCAACACGGTGGTCGACGGCCTCGCCCGGCACCTGGAGTGGTACGACATCGACGAGGCCATCGTCATCATCCCTCCGGCCCGCCTCACCGAAGAAGTGAACGAGACGGCCGAGAAAATGAAGCGCGGGCGCGTCTACCGTCGCATCGTCGAGCGACTCAATGAGAGCCACGAGGTGCTCAGCCGGTATGTTGTTCGCCGCACCGCGATCCACGAAGGGAAGCATGCGAACACGATCGGGTATCATTACACGCGCCGCCATGAGGACCGCGCCATGGCCCGGCTCGTGGAAGCGACGACCGGGGACCACTACGTTCTGGTGACCGAGCACGAGGACGCACCGAAGGTCGCGAAGCTCTTCGGCCTCAACGCGTCCGCCATCGGCAAGCACCACGTCATCGAGGGCGCCCCGGCCGTCGTTGCGCTCGCCGCGCATCGCCTGGGCCTCGACGAGACGGCCGAGATCATGGAACACGCGGTCCATGAGGCGTGGAACCACGGTGGTGTGTTGTCGGAAGGGGTGATCGGTAGCTACACCCGATCCAAGCCCCTCGCCATCGACAACGACATGGGACTGCGCAAGTACCTGAGCTACGTGCTGCGCCGCACCGGTACAGAGATCAACGAGAGCGAGGAGATCGAAGGTCTGACCGATGCGGAACAGGAAGTGGTCGCGTTGTCCAAGGCTTTTCGCCGGCACAACGAGAGCGTGCTCAGCCGCGTCAACTACGATCGTCGCGGCCACTGCCTCGTGATCGACGAGAAGCCCTTTGACGACGTGTCACCCATCGCACAGCAGCTCGGCATTCCTTGCGAAGAGGTGCAGGGCGTGGCGGTGGTGCGCGCTGACAACTTCTCGCTTGGCATCCTCGCGCATCGCCTGGGTCTCACCTGCGCTGGTGAGCTGATCCAGGACGGCTTCGACGAGATCGACCGTCACCTCGCGGAAGCCCCCAATGAGGTCACCGTCTCGACCAACGTCGGAGGGTACACGGCCGACTTCATGGGCGGCAACGTCGTCGCGCGCCTGCCGACCAAGCGCAAGGTGAAGAAGTACCTCAAGAAGCTGGGCCTCCGGGAGACCGCGATCGACGAAGTGGCGAAGGCCTGCCCGAAGTGCGGCAGCCCCGACACCTACTACCGTGAGTCCACGGCCGAGAACGACTGGATCCTCACGTGCAAGGACTGCCGCCGGCAGACCCAAGAGTCGCTCGATGAGGGCGCCCGGCCCTGCGACAAGCCCTGCCCGGTATGCGAGGGCCGCAACACGCGCTTCCGCATGCCGTCCTATTCGGGGGCATGGAAGATCGAGTGCCTCGATTGCATGGGCCTCAACGAAGGCGTCATCATGGAGATCCCCAGCGATGAGTTCCAGCTCTGGTGGGCCTTCAACGAGATGCACAAGGCCTTGAACAATGGTCGCCCCATGCCGTGGGCAGACGACTACGGAGAGGGCGACCCGCAGGTGCAGGAGAGCGTGGTCCCGCCGCAGTTCCGCTCCAAGCTCGACAACCCCGCGGCCAAGAAGAAGCGTGCCTCCGAGGGCGAGGGCGAAGCCGTCCTGTTCGAGAAGAACGCACCACCCACCGCGGCCGACCTCAAGGCGATCAACAAGGCCGAGGGCCCCGAAGACCGCGCCGCCAAGGGCAAGGCATGGGTCGTTCATTGGGCAGATGGTCGGGCGGTCGCTGCATTCGGCTCCCGCTCCGCGATGCGCACGTGGCTCGACAAGGTCGGTGATTGGGCCGAGATCGTGAGCGTGAAGTACGGCGACCCCGAGTTCAAAGGCAAGAAGCTCAAGCTGCGCGAATCCATCGACGACCTCAACGAAGCCCCGTCCAACAACGCGGGCGCGGACAACCAGGGCGCGAATCCCAAGACCACTACGAAGGCCAAGGGGAACCAGAAGGCCGACGCCAACGTGTACGGGGTCCCTGAGATCGGGTTCTATCTCGATGACGTGCAGGACTGGCTCAACATGCTCATCGTCGGAGGCATGGACGAGAAGAAGGCGATCCAGCAGACGCGCATTAAGTTCAAGCTCAAGAAGCTGGAGATCAACCCGGTCGGCCGCATCACGAACACCGTGCCCACGTTGGAGCCGCGACCGGTCACCACTACGGCCGACCAGCTCGGCCAGGAACCAGGAGCCGGCGGGGGCGGCGAGGAACCGCCGGAGGACGAAGAGCCCGAGGAAGAGCCCGCGCCCGGTGACGAAGCGTCACAGGAGGAGAGCCTCGACGAGAAGGCCCCTCCCGGATTCAGCGGAACGGTCAAGGCGATGAAGGCCAAGGGCATGGCCAAGGACAAGGCCTTCGCCCTCGCATGGGACATGTACAAGAAGGGGGCGAAGCCGCGCAAGAAGGCCGAGAAGGGCAAAGCCGCGTACATCTCGCCCAAGCAATACTTCAAGGAGGCCCGCCTACTACGAAGCGACTTCGACATCCCGGATGAGGTGCTCGGAGTCATCGTGGAGCACGTCGCTTTGGTCGAGGAGACGTTCACACCGCCGTCTGCGGTCGAGCGCGCCCATAAGCGCGGCATCACGCGCATATCCAAGCTCGGCATGGTCGAGGGCATCCTCAAGGCCCCTGCTCTGACGTCTGCTGTGCCGCTGTCCGAGGCCAAGCGCATCCACGAGTTCTTCGAGTGCGAGGCCGACAAGTCCACGGAAGGCGGCAAGGCCATGTTCCTCGCGTTCGGCGGCGACCCCGGCAAGCGGTGGGCCGCGTCCGTCCTCAAGAAGCAAGAGAAGGGGGACTTGTGATCCAGCTACTCCGCAACCACGAATCGTTCGAGCTACCAATCGGACGTAACCCGAGCGAGGACCTCGTGTCGTTCGTCGCTGCCTGCGCGCGCAACTACGACGTGATCGAGACCGCAGGGGACATGCCGCTCCTCTACCAGATGCAAGGGAGCGGCCACTCGTGGGACTACCGACTCGTGCTCAGTGGCTTCAACGTCGTGCTCATCATGCTCGGACAGCCGCCGGTGCAGCACATCGACATCGCGATGCAACGTCTCCACGCGGAGCTGTCCGCGCGCCACGAGAAGCGAGCGAAGGCAGACACCGCGACGATCCACCGCAACAAGGACGGAGGTGACTGACATGCGAACGCCTACCCCCACCGAGACACACCCGGCCCTGGAGCCGAAGGTCTATGGCATCACCGATGAGGAGCGCGAATCCGAACAGCGCCGCATCATCGACGTGGTCTACGGCGGCGACGAGGACGCGTACCGCGAGAGCCTCCGCCGGTGCAGGGATAAGATCGAGCAGGGCGAGGGCACACCGCCGGACGGCCAGTGCATGCTGCCGCAGGACAACGGCATGTCCGAAACGTTCGACCGGTTGTGCACTCGTGCCACTACGAAGGCGCACCGCAACCAGCGACGGAAGAGTCGATGACCAAAGCACAGATACTCACCCTATCCATCATCCTCGTGGCGACGGCCGGGCTCATCGCCTGGGACATCGGCCTTGCCCTCGACAGCACTGAGGGCAACACGATCAGCGCCGTCATCACCAGCCTCAGCCTCAAGACCAGCGCGGTCCCTTTCGCCCTCGGCGCGCTCATGGGGCACTTCTTCTGGCCCATCGACAAGGACCGGAAGCCGTGGCAGGTCATCGCCCCGCTGACTGCGCTCCTCGCCGGCATGGTCGCCTTGGACTTCACCCTCGGCGCGCACTGGCTCATACTCCCCGGGAAGTTCATCACAGGCTTCATCGCCGGGCACTTCCTATGGCCCAACCGTCAATCCGCTTGAAAGGAGCCACTACGATGCGAATCAACATGAACGACCCGATGCCCGGGGACCTCGCTGTCGAGACCAAGGACGGGATCCTGCGCGTGAACGCCCCGGGCGGAAGCGACCGAGTCCAAGCTCTTGCTGAGATCGGCCACGGCGTGATGCGCAACCCCGACCGTCGACATACCGTGGTTCGCCGCATCCGCGTGCTCAACCCCATCACCAACAAACACGTCGACATCTTCGACCCGCTCGAAGAGCTGGAGGCCCAATGTCACTGAACGCTGCCTCGGCCGGGTTGGTCCGCAATCGGATCACCGCCATCAACCGTTCATCCATCGCGGACTTCCTCGACGAGCAGGTGAACATCACCAGCGAGCCGGACTTGGTCGAGGCCTTCGGTGACAACGTGACGATGGAGGACGACCAGACCTACGTCACCGTCATCGACCTCATCAATCACCTCGCCCAACCGATTGGGTATCACGTGGCGTGCGACCCCGGCGTCGCCGGCAGCGAGGACGTGTGCCTGTTGCCAGGGGAGGAACCCTGAGCGATGCCGCGACGCGCCAAGCACAAGCCACTACGATTCGACAGTGAGTGCGAACTCGCTGAGCGCGTCGTCGGTTGGCTGCGTGCAAATGGCTGGTCGGTCTATCAAGAGATCGCACACATCGACATGGTGGCGCAGAAGGGCGACGTGCTGTGGGGCATCGAGTGCAAGCGCGCCCTGTCCTTGGAAGTCCTCTCTCAAAGCCTGCGCCGCCACCGCGACGTCAACCGCTCCTCGATCGCGGTACCGTACTTCAACAACTGCTCGACTCAGCGCAGGGCGTGGGTCCTCGGCTGCCGGATCGCGCGGGAACGAGGCGTCGGAATGCTGACCGTGTCGAAGGGCGCGGACGTGATCGTCGACGACGTCATCGAGAGCTACCGCTACAAGGTCCGGTCACTGAGCGACCCGGAACATCGGGACAAGCGTACTAACCGCCTGGACCCTTGGCTCGTCGACATCGCCAAGAACTTTAAGCCCGCAGGATCGGCCGGTGGCGTAAGCTGGTCCCCGTTCAAAGGCACGTGCCACCGACTTCTGCTGCACGTGCGGGGCCACCCCGGAATCACGCTCAAGGAAGCTGTTGCTGGGATCGAGCACCACTACGCACACGACCGATCCGCGATCGGGGCCTTGTCGCGCGGGATCAAGAACGGCTACGTCCCGGGCATCACCATCAACGACGGGGCTTTGCATGCGCCATGAACCATATCACCGAGATCATCTTCGGCTTCCCTGGACTATGGTTCCCCGTCGACGGCGGCCCGGAGGAGCGTGACTTGTGGGACCGGATCATGTCGAGCCCGTACAAGGTGCGGATGTTCGTGAGGTGCGATCCGTCAAGCGCCGCACTTGGCCTTCTCGAACGCGTGCTCCAGCGAGGTTCCGACAAGATCGCGGAGATCGAGCCCGAGACGCATCTCATGTACCAGACCCTCATATCCAGCCCATTCGCCCAGCCTTTCAAGCTCCTCCCATCACGGAGGCCTCCGACACACCCCTACCGCCGGCCGCACCCCCAGCCGATGGACCCGACGAGTGGTTCGTGATCGAGGGCCTCGACGACGATTGAGAGGGCACGCCTTCGTTGACTTCGCGCCCGAATCAGAGACTATCAACCACTACGCTGCCCCACAGGACGGCCACCATGAACGCTTCCCAACTCGCCACGCTCTTCCAGACCGACATCAACGAGAGCGCCCCGCTGACCGAGGCGCATAACCTCGGCACCCTCGCCCTGCTCGCCGCAGAAAGCGGGCGCGCCTTCATGCGCCGCAACGGTGACGAGGCCACCGCTGTCCATGAGTCGGAGGCCGGCTTCATCGTCCAGGGCCAACAGCGCGCCCTGCTCATCTCCGACGACGGCACCATGACTCCGATGGATTACGACGACGCCGGTGACGAAGTGTCACCCGTCGACGAGCTGGGCGATTGGGACGACGGCAGCAAGATCACCGAAGCCCGCCTCGACGAAGCCCGCGACGTCGGCACCTACTACCCTCCCCAGGGCACGTCCGGCATCCAGCTCAAGAATAAGGTATTCGACGTGCGCCCGCTGCCGGACAAGATCGCTCGACGGCTGCCGCGCGGCCAGACAAAGGACATGATCCAGGTGAAGGTCAAGGTGATCGGCAAGCCGCAGTGGATCAACGTCCGCAAGCACGAGGTGAAGCTCAAGGGAGGACAGCGCCTCAAGGACCTGCTCAAGGAATCGACGGGCGCGTCGATCATCGACGAAGGCTCGTCTGCGGTCTCGCTGCGCAAGAAGGTCCAGGGCATCATCAAGGGCCGCGCCAATGTGGGCTCGTCCGTCATGGGCAAGCTCATCAAGATGGGCTACGTCGACGCCGCGGGCGAAGTCACCGACAAGGGCAAGAAGTTCGCCGCCGGCAAGCTCAAGGAGAGCCTCGACGAAGCGCGCCTGCGCGGACCAGGGTACAACCTGTCCTACCACCGGGACCACTACGTTGCGCACATCCGCAGCAAGGACGGCAAGGGCTGGCTCACCATCAACATGCGCAAAAGCATCGACGACGAAGACGAAGCGATCAAGATCGCGAAGAAGTGGGTCAAGGACGTCAAGAAGGGCGTGAACGTCCGCAAGCTGACCGAAGCCATGTCGCCCGGCCTCCTGCGCCGGATGAACGACATGACCCAGGATGCGAAGCACGTGTGCCCGCACTGCACGTTCCGCGTGTTCAAGTATCCGGGCCGGTACCCGAAGAAGTGCCCCAACTGCGGAGAGCCGCTCCAGAGCTACTACGGTGTAGGGGCGCGCGGCAAAATGAGCGAATCACTCGAAGACTTCGACGAAGGTCGCTCTTCCCGGGATCGCGTCACCACTGCGAAGGTGGGGAAGGGCTACGCCCTCGTCATCAAGGGCCGTGACGGCAGCATGCGCTACTGGACCGGTTCCGGATGGTCGAAGAAGAGCGGCGACGCCAAGTCCTACATCACTGCGCTCTCCGCGAAGGACAGCGACGACAAGAACAAGGCCGAGACGTCCTACGCGAAGCTCGAAGGCGTCGACGAGGTCGCGCAGAGTCGCGCGATCAAGAACACGATGCGCACGATGCAGAAGAGCCGGCGCACGCCCAAGATCAAGACCAAGAGTCGAAGCCGCGGCGGTTTGCTCTCCCGGATCCTGCGCCGCAAGAAGAACGAAGACCACTACGTCGTGGACCGCGACGAGCTGGAGGAAGCGGCGGGCGACGACGTCGACATCCGCTTGGAGGAAGCGGGCGAGTACCCGCACACGCACACCGTCAGCATCAGCGGCGCCCAGGCTCGTTCGATCCTGGCCGACAAGGTGGTGCGCGTCGTGAGCACCACCGATGAGAACCATGCACACGAAGTGCACTTCAACCCCCAAGCGGGCGAGAACATCGAGGTCTCGGTCGACGAAGCCAACGACCACACCCACCCCATCGGGGTGGACGAGACGGCGGGCATGACCGGCGTGTACGGCGGCATGGCCAAGCACAAGGACAAGTACCGGATCATCAGCCACCGCGGCGCCCCTCCGAAGTCGGACGGGGCTACGCTGGAGACGGTTGCTCCTAAGTACCCGCGCGACAAGCGCCGCAGCAAAAAGGCGGACGTCGCGGAGACCCTCGCCGCGTTCGACGAGGGCTGAGACCCTTCCGGGCGGCACGCTGAGTTGCCCCTGGCCGAAACCGAAGTACCTACTACGCTGACAAAGCGTCACCGGAGGACAGTTCCATGGACATCAAGAAGCTGCTCGAAGCCTGGGCGATGAACGAAGGCCTCGACGGTCTGCGGTTGCGCCCCGGCCTCGCCACGGACCTGTCCGAGGCCGAGGACGACGACGAGGCCCTGGAGATCGCCGCTGAGGTCGCGGAAGAGGCGGGCGTCGCCCTGCCCACTGTCAAGCGCCTCAACGAGGCCTACGGCAGCGGCGGCGGGGATGAGGCGAAGAAGGCCAGCGGCAGCGCGCTCAAGAGCCCGCAGCGCCCCGCCAGCGACAACCCGCACGGCCACTTCAAGCGCCACACAGCCGAGTCGATCGAGGAGGTGGCCGACCAGAACGAAGGGGCCATCACCACTACGCAGGAGAGCGACGACGGTATCCTCATGCACATCACGTTCCCGGATCGCGAGCACGCCGAGGCCTTCATCGAAGAGGCTGGCATCCCGCGCATCAGTGAGGTCGATGAGGAGGACCGCGACGAGATGCCGGTCTACGCCATCAACAACCACGAGTGCCGCGTCTTCATCCCCGAGTCCATCGGCACCAAGAAGCAGGGCGAGGAGATCAAGAACGACGCGATGCCCTCGAAGGCGCGCGCCAACAAGCGCCCGGTCGGCGCCCCGCACATGAAGGAGTCCATCGACGAGGCCGTTGACAAGGGCGACGTCAAGGATGCTGCCTGGAAGACCGCGCAGAAGGTGCACGGCGAGGACGCCGACGAGAAGATCGTCAACGAGATCGTGAAGAAGGCCGTCAAGCGCGGCAAGAGCACCGAGGATGCGATCGAGATTGCCGTCGACATGATCCGCGGTGACAGCAACGAGAGCGAGGAGATCGAAGCCGCCGCCGCTCTGCTCGAATACTGCTGCGGTGAGCCCGTGAAGGCCGACAACAGCTACATCACCGAAGCCAAGGCCAAGGGCCCGCTCGTCGTCGACGGCATCAACGTCGATTGCTACGGCGGGTCCTGCCGCCTCAGCTCCTACGACATGTTCAAGGGCAGCCCCCACTACGGTGTGAGCGAGTACCTCATGTCGTGGGCCATGCGCGAGGTTATGGAGAGCCCGCTGGGCGAGCAGTTCGTGAAGGCCGTCAAGGACGAGCTGGCCAAGAGCGGCAAGCTCGACGCCCTGGAGATCGAACTCAACGAGGGCGCCGAAGGCAGCAACGACCTCAACGAGTCCTTCTCCGATGAGCGCGCGGTCCACATCAAGACCGTGGTCAATGGCTTCCCGATCACCATCTCCGGGGGCATGGGCGTGACCGCTGCCAACCGCCGGCTCAAGGAGGCCGAGAAGGTCGAGGGCATCGAGCGCGAAATCGTCGAGGCCGAGGACGCCTTGGCCGTCGCGCAGGAGATCAGCGAGCGCGGTTACGACCCGCACGCCACCACCAAGAAGATGAAGAAGCCCAAGGACTTCAAGGACCGCAAGACCCGCCGCATGCGGAAGGTCAAGCTGGCCGTGAAGGAGGGCGACGACGAAGCGCCCAAGAACGACCACATGCACAACAAGAAGGGCAAGAAGACCAAGGGCCACGCCTACGGCTTCGCCGCGGAGCCCGAGAAGCACAAGGGCTACTACGAGGACGAGGACGGAACCCCGTTCTACCTCAGCGAGGGCGCCCACGCCAAGCTGGCCGAGGCCTTCGACAGCACGCCCGGGGAGCACCGCGACGTCTTCGTCGGCATGCACGCCAAGGGACAGCTCGTCGTCGAGGGCAAGACGGTCACGGTGCCGCGCAGCCTATTCACCGAGTCGGTCGCGTTCCTCAAGGACTTCGGTGTCGACAAGGACGCGGAGGTCAAGATCGCGGGCGACACCGCCGTCGTCTCGGTCGACGAGGACACGGCCATGGCCCTGCACGCCTACTTCAAGGTCGACAGTCTCGACGAGATCCTCACCCCCGAACCTGCCGCCTGACGGCATCACCCCTCCGCGGCGTGTAGAAACGCGCCGCCAACTGACCCCGACTCCAGAAGGAGCACCTCATGCCTTACGACACGCCCCTCCTCGAATCCGACCACGGCACCGGCAGCCTGCCGCTGGCCGTCGCGCCGGACGAGATCCTCTACAACGAGGACGGCTCGTTCACCCTCGAAGGGATCGCCGTCGAGCGCTTCCTGGAGAGCCTCGACTACGGTTCCCTCGTCGCCGCGATCGACGAGGGGCTCGAAGAGGCCGAGGACATCGAGTACGAGCACGAGCCCGTCATCAACGCCGTGCTCATCGACGAGGACGGCGAGGCCTACGGCGACGTGCCGCTGGGCACCTTGGGCCTTCTGACCCTCGCTTGCCTCACCGATAGCGACCTCGTGGAGGCGATCCGCGAGTCGATCGAAGAGGACCCCGAGCTGACCGAGGACGACCTCGACGAGGGTGATGACCCCGAGATGCTCAACGAGGTCAAGGCGGGCAAGACCCTGTCGAAGACCCAGCTCATGAAGCGCATGCGCAATGCGCGCATCCAGACCAGCGACGAGCGCCGCAAGAACCGCAAGCGCCGCATCAGCCGCCGGAAGAACCGGGCCAAGGTCAAGATGCGTCGCCGCCGGAACACGCGGAAGTACGGCCGCCGGCAGGCCATGGCCCGCAAGCGCCGTGGCGGCACCATCAGCTCGTCCGAGGAGGACGCGTGGTTCACGCTCCACGAGAGCGAGATGAGCCACGACGACACCCTCCTGGTCCCGGAGAGCCTCCTGGAGACCGTGCTCGACGACTTGGCCGAGATCGGCCTGGACGACATCGACTACGACGTCACCACCCTCGACGAGGAGGAGCGCGACGAGGCGATCGAGGACATCGCCCGCGACCTCTCCGAGAACGAGAAGAAGGGCTACGGCGGCGACCTCCAGAAGGAGCGCCCGTCCAAGACGCCGGCCGGCTCCAAGGGCAACGACGGCAAGCCGGTGAAGACCGGCAGGGCGACCCCGAACGGCGCTCGGTACCCCGACTTCTACTCGCCCGCCGAGAAGATGGTCGAGTCCGAGGACTGGTTCGAGCTGACCCTCCCCGAGGGCGTGGCCGAGGGCTACTTCGCCTACGTCAACGGGGCCAACGTCGACGAGACCGTCAGCTACAACGGCGACGCCGTGGCCGAGGCGCTCGATGAGGACGACATCGTCGAGATGTTCTGCCAGTGGCTCGGCGCGGAGGGCGCCAAGGCCACTACCCTCCAGGAGAAGGCCACCCTCGCGGCCTTCGAGCACCTCTTCGGCATGGACGAGGAGGAACTCGACGAGCGCGGCAAGGGCAAGAGCAAGAGCAAGAGCAAGAGCAAGAAGGACAAGGACGACGACTACGACGACGAGATGGAGGAGGGCGAGGTCGACATCGACAAGGCCCGAACCGACATCGCGGAAGCCCTCGGCATCGACCCCGAGCACGTCGCCCTGGCCGTCGAGGAGGACGGCTTCGAGCTGGGCATCCACGAAGACGCCGACGTCGAGATGGAGGACGCCGACATCGACGAGATCGCCACCAAGGCGATCAGCGAGGCCAAGGCTGTCTCCGCCCCCGTCGCCAATGCCCGCGCGTTCGGCGGGCGCTGGGGGCGCAAGGCCTTCAAGGCGCTGCACAAGGGCGGCGCGAAGGGCATGGTCAACCGCATGCTGGGTGCGATGCTCGTCAAGCGGTCGATCAACCGCGCGGCCGGCAAGGGGCAGGGCGACAAGGGAGGTGACTACACCGCGGACCCGGGCTCCAAACCCACCGGCAAGGTGGGCGGCAAGAAGCTCAAGGGCAAGCTCGGGAACAAGTCCGGCAAGGGCGGCCCCGGACCCGGCTCCCCGGCCGGCGTCAAGGCCTGGATGGCGGCCACTGGCCGCACCAAGGAGCAGCAGCAAGCGCTGGGCGGCATCGGCAAGGCCGCAGCCAAGAAGCACGGCAAGAAGAAGGCCGCTGCCGGCGGCAAGGCGAAGGGCAAGAAGCTCAAGGGCAAGTCCGCCGCCAAGCAGGCCGTGAAGAAGCAGCAGGCCAAGGGCAAGCCCTCGCCGGGCGCCAAGAAGAAGGCCGGCGCTGCGAAGAAGCAGGCCGCGGGCGCCAAGAAGAAGGCCAAGGGCAAGAAGAAGATCGGCAAGAAGAAGGGCCTCAAGGCCGAGTCCGCCGATCAGAACGGCAAGCCCAAGGCCCCGCTGCACGAAGGCCAGCGCCTCGTCAGCGGCATGCTCAAGGAAGGAACCCACGGCGGCGCGCACATCATGCGCCGTGGCAACACGGGGCAGGTGTCCGAACGGAACTCGGGCCCGGCCATGGCCGCCGGCATGCTGGGGCGCACGCAGCACCATGTCCGGAACCCCGCCCTCATGGAGAGCGTGGCGAAGGAGAACGACGCGCTGCGCAGCTTCCTCGACGAGACCGAACTCAAGCCCACGGTGTTCGGCAACGGCGACGTCGGCGTGAAGTACCACGACGACAAGCACGAGAAGGTGCTCCGCGAGTCCGCTGCGCAGGCGGGCTTCAAGAAGGTCACCACCTCGCGCATGCAGCATGACGGCTTGGAGGAGGCCGAGCTGGTGTTCCTCAAGGACCGGATGCTCATCGCCGCCAAGCGTTGACGCAGCGTCACCGCGCAGGGAGAGACAAGCCCCTCGTCCCACAACCGGGGCGGGGGGTTTTTCAGTAGGAGAATCTCATGGGAGATACGCCGTTGCCTCCGAACCACGAGCTACCGCCCGTGAAGGCCGCCGGCAGCCAAGGCATCGCCAGCATGGGCGCTGCCCTTGGTCGTGTGGGGGCTCGCGAGGTCAGCGAGTCCGCGCCCACTACGAAACGCAGGCCCCCGCCCCGCCCGGAGCCCGGGGACATCGACGAGCATCACGAGCCGCGCGTCCCGAAGATCAGCGAGGATGCGGAGGAGATCATCAGCGCCACCAAGCGCCTCAGCGGACGGGAGAATCGCCGGAAGGTGAGCGAAGGTGAAGAGGTCACGATGAGCTTCGAGGAGTTCGAGGGGGCCTTTGGAAGTGGCGACTTGACCGAGAGCGGGGATGCCGATTGGCACGCAGCTCCGGTCCTCAAGAATAGCGCACCGCAAGTCAGTAACCCGATGGCCGCCCTCGGCAAGGCTGTCGGTAAGCTCACGAACAGGACCGCCCCATGATCCTCACGTGCCCGCACACGTTCGCCGCGCTCGACGCCAACTACGCGTACCCCGAGATCGACGGCTACCTCCCGCAGCGCAGCCCCAACGGCAAGTGGTTCGCCTACGACGTCGCGAACCAGTCGTGCGAGCTGCCCGAGAACCTCAACGAACCTGCGCGCGAGCGCCTCGCCCGGGCCATGCTCATCTACGAGGTCAGCGAAGCCCTCGACGCGGCATGCGCGTGCGCGCGCGCGTCGGGCACGAGCCCGGGGGAGAACACCGAGGCGAAGTATCAGGAGGCGGCCGAGAAGTACGGCGAGGAAGTCGTCGAAGCCGCTGCACGGTCGCTCTCTCTCAGCTATACGCCGACCGAGATCGCCGCGTCGTGGGTGCACTTGGGCGAGCACCACGCGCTCCAGGCCAACAGCCGACTCGACCACTACGATGACGACGACGGGAACATCACCCCGCTGTTCGAGGACGACGATGATCGTGTCGACGTGGACACCGATTCTTACGTCGACGTCGAGACGCTCACCCCGGACCCCGCCCCCGTGGCACGCGCCCCTCTGGTCGAGCGCGGCACGCGCATCGAGAATCCGCAAGGCATGCCGGAGCCCTACAGCACGATCGTTGAGAAGTTCGTCGAGACCGGATCCCCGCCGGTTCGGGTCACCTACTATCATCGACTGGAGGAACTCCAGGACATGAGCGATGACCAGATCGACGACCTCATCCAGGAGCACACGCAGGGAACGATGGTCGACCTGACACGCGCCCCGCGTCTGGTGAAGGAGCGGGCTATCCTGCTCAACGAATACCAGCGGGGGCCCCGAGCAAAGCTGGCCCAGGACGACTGATCGACTACGATCCTGACGGAGACTGTTCGCGATGCGACTGACCTACGAAGTGCCGGAGAACATCCAGGAAGCCGCAGCCGCGGCGCTGGAGGAGCACGAGCAGGGCGAGAAGCTCCTCGACGTCCACGGCGTGTCGATCGCGAAGGCTCTCAAGGAAGGCGTCGCAACCCTCGACGACATCCGCAAGATGGGCCGGTTCTTCGCGATCAACGAGCGCAACAAGGAGCTGGCGGAGCAAGCCCTGCACACGACCGCCGACGACGCGTACCTCCGGTCCTGGAAGCTGCACGGCGGCGACGCCGCGCATCGGTGGGTTGAGTCGGTGCGCGCGGAGGCCATCGACGCCGGCCTGCTCGACGAGACCGATGACATTACGTCACTACTCAACGCGGAGCCGGATGAGGTCTACAACGCGTTCCAGCTCGACGCGTGGCGGTGGGAGTACGGCCTCACCCCCGAGAAGGCCGCTCGGTTCTGCGAGGATTACGTCCAGGCCACGGGCACGCAGCTCGATTACCGCAAGGCCTTCGGTGAAAGCGCAGGTGCTGTGGGCAACGCGATCTTCCGCCGGTACCACACGGCCGCCAACCCGCTCGTGCTGGCGGCTCGGCTCATGGGCGAGTCCGACGACGAGGTCAGCGAGTACGCGCGCGAAGACCTCAACGAGATGGCGAACTGCCAGCTCGACGAACACTTCTGGCTGGACCACGGCAAGAAGCCCAAGACCCAGGCATCGAAGGCCGCGTGGCCGATCGTGGTGGCCTACTACGCTGTGCACCTCCACGACAACAAGCTGCTCAAGGCGCTGTTCGACAAGCCGGTCCCGGAGCTGACGCAGCACATCCACCCGCCGAAGTACAACGACCTCATCCAGGTCTACTCCCAATTCCTGCACCCCGGCGGCAAGCATTACGTCGACCCCGCCGCCACCGACTTCGCCACGCTGCCCGAGGCGCTCTACACGCACATGTCGAAGATGCGCCTCGGTCAGAAGATCACTACCAGTCAGACGAGAGCGTTCTTGCTCACGCTCCAAAAGTGGGCCGCGAAGAACAAGTGGCAGGGGACCATCTTCAAGTCGCTCGTGAACTCAGCGATCAAGGGCGACCTCGAAACCATCAAGGACGCGCTCGACCCCAACAGTGACATCTACCCGCTCTTCCTCCAGGCGTTCCCGCACCTCGACACGCAGCCGACCACCACCGGCAACATCAAGGACCAGCTCAAGTCGGTCTCACAGAACAAGCCCGCACCGCCGCCCAACGCCAATGAGCCCGGCTCTCCCACTACGAAACCGAACGATGACAACGTCAAGATCACTACGTTTGCGCCCGCCAAAGACCCCGGCGCTGAGGGCCCCGGCGCGACGCCGCCGAAGGGCACGCACGGCACGGCCAAGGACGATATGTCCGCGAAGGCGGGCATTCCGCAGAACCAGATCGACTTCTTCGAGCAGATGGCCACGTTTCACCAGGGACAGCTCATCGCGCTCAAGGACACCTACCTCGGCGTCGAGAACGGCGTCACGGATCCCAGCACGAAGTGGGTCCACCAGGACATGACGCAGGAGTGGATCCAGGTGCTCGCCGGCATCGGGGTTAACGGCGATACGCTGTTCTACATTGTCCGAGACTCCTTCGGCAAGACCTTTGCTATGCCTGCGGGCGGTGCCCAAGGCCTGGAGAGCGCGAACAACACGGGCGTCCTTGACGTCATGGGCGCGGGCAGCGACCCGGGGCCGGACATCGAGCCGGGCACGATCATCATGCCGCCGGTCGGGAACCCGATTCTCGTCTACATGGTGACGGGTGACCAGATCAGCTACTACGATCTTGTGCTGCAAGACGACCCCGGGCTGCCGTTCCTGACCAAGCACATGCCGAAGGCGGAGGTAAAGGACGCGGAGATCGGCGGCAAGGTCGGCCCCGACAACGTCGGGGCGCTCCCGGCCATGATCGCGGACGGACCCCACTTCAAGATGGTGCACGTTCCGGACGCCGACAAGCCCCAGGCGTTCGGTAATACGCCGGTGGTCGCCACCTACTTGTCCAAGAAGGACAACAGCCTGTGGGCGCTCACGTCAGGGTTCATCAGCGGGATGCCCACGTTCGGCCTCATCCAGGCGGCCCCTCCGGGACAAGCCCCGCAGCCCGCGCAGAACCCCGGCGCCGCGCAACCTCCGGAGCCCGAGGACGGAAGCCACGTCGAGAATGGCGTCGACCCCACTACGAACCTGTCGGGCACCAAGCGCGCGATCGACCTCATCAAGAACCCGCCGCCGGAGTGGGTCGACCCCGAGGTCTCGAAGTTCCTCCTCATCAACGCGGGCGAAGGCGACACGATGAAGCCCGGCGTCAAAGCCGATGGCTTCCCGTTCGACTTGGGAACGATCTATACCTACAAGGGCACGCAGCACGTCGTCGTCGCCTACGTCAACGCCGTCAAGGGCGGCAAGAAGTTCTTGGCCATTGTCCGGAAGCAGATCGGCGGCTCGAAGAAAAAGAGCCCCTTTTGGTGGCAGGCCGCGAACACCGCGTGGAATGCGATCGAGAGTGAGATCGAAGAGCAAGGCGAGATCCAGTTCGACCAGGAGACCGTCGACGCCCTGATCCCCTCCGGTGACGTCGTGACACCCGTGGGGCAGGGGACCGCCACCGGCGACGAAGGAGACGAAGGCGACGCCGACGCGACGCCCGCCGGCATCAGCCAGCCCAAGCTCCCCAAGACCCCGCTCGGGTACCCATTCTCGGCAACCAACTACGTGGTGCCGCAGGAAGCCTGGGCCGGACTGTCCTCGTACCTGTCCAACCACGACATGACCGGCCCCATCAACACGCCTCTCGGAGCGGATCATAAGGTAGGTGACGTCGTCGAGTGGGCGGGCAAGCCCAACAAGATCATCGCATTCGCCAACACGATGCACGGCGCCGCGGTCTACCTCTTCTACCGGACTGATAAGGTAGGGGAGGGGTTCGTCCTGGCCGAGCACATCGACTCGCTGCAAGTGGCCCTCGCGGATGATACGGGAGGGTTCGGCCCTTCCGAGACGCCGCCGAAGATTCCGCTCGTGGACCAGCTCAAGGCCGTTAACTACGGCATCGAGGCGGGCCATTGGGGGATCATCACGGAGCAGATGGCCCTGGCCGGCGACATGGTACTGGCGCCGACCGATGGCAGCGAGCCGTTCCCGGTCGGATCCACGGTGAAGCATGAAGAGCTTGGCTTCGTGTGGAACGTCGCGGCCTACGTGCTCGTCAACAACAAGGTCAAGGCCTTCGTCGGTGTCTCGCAGGACGGCGCGGATAGCGACTGGATCACCGCCCCTGCATGGCCCGACTTCGTGCTCATCGGCGCCAGCCATGCGGGCGAGTACCCGTTCCCTCGTCTCAACTACATGGTGCCGGACGAGCACATCGGCATGATCCAGAAGGAGCTGGAAGAGGGCGCCCTGCACAACATGGGGTCGTACCTCGTCAACGCCCCTAGCGTCTCGAAGGTGCTGGTCGGGTCGTGGGCCAAGGCGGTCGAGGAGGACACCGAGGCGCTCCTCCAACTCGTCGCGTGGGTGCGCCGGAAGAACCCGAACGGCGAGGAGAAGCTGTCGGCCGTTGCGGTGACCGAGGCCGGCGGCATGACGGTCATGGACCTCGGGGAGTGGCTCGACCTCCTCACCCCCGTGCTGCATACCGCCACGGGCCTCGCATACTTGGACGGCGACAACCCGGAGATCACCTTCGGCAAGGGAGCAGACTCGGCGTTCAGCAGCGCAGACGGGAGCATCGGACCCGATGCGGACCTCGCGCCTATCTCCGTCAAGCCGATCAAGCAGACCCCGTTCAAGAAGATCCCGAAGGGCAAGCACCTCTGCGCGGGTGTGATCGCGTACATGCCCAGCACCGCTGCGATCACTATGGGCGGCAAGTCCGTCACTACGGACGGCCTCTTCTACGTGCTGTACCGCCCGACCGGGGCGAAGGACCCGACGCAGCCCGGCCACGGCGGGTACCACTTCCGCCTTCCTTCCGCTCGCATCCGCGACGGGGAGAGCATCGAGTACGCAGCGCAGCGAGCGGCCAAGGAACACCTCGGGCTCAACGTCGAGCTGGTGCGAAGCGTCGGGGACTTCGAGGGTGACGCGGCCGTTCACCGCATGTTCATCGCTCGCGTGACCAGCGGAAACCCGACCAAGGCGGGCAAGGGCACGGACGGCGTCGTGATCCGCGAAAGCAAGGCGGACCCCGGCAAGCTCACCAGCAAGTCGGGTAACGATTGGCAAGTCAAGGCGATCGACGCTGCGCTCAGCTCCCTGCTCAAGAACAAGGAGACGGCGATCGACAACGTGCCGTCTGAGGAAGGCGACGTCACCGCGCTGGCGTCGGTCCAGGTTCCGGAGTTCAAGCCGCCGTTCCCTGTACCGGGCGTCAAGATCATCGACGAAGGGCAAGCTCCGTTTTCCGTGCAAGCGGTGGCCAACAAGGATGCCTCGGTCGTCGACTACGACGTCGACACGGAGGCCCCCTACACCGATGGCGATGAAAGCGGCGACAGCGTCGACACGTGGTTCGAGGAAGTGCTGGGGGACCAGGACGATTGGGAATCCTGGAAGTGGGTGCCGTACCTCCAGGACCTCGGCGGCAACAAGTCCGTCCTCAACCCCGACCAGGGACCCGAAGAACAGTACCCGCCTCCGGGCGCCGGATTCACCGTGGCCGTCGAAGGCGGCGAGGAGATAACCGCTTGGTGCGTGGGTTACATCCGCGCGGAGATGGCGGATGGATCGAAGAACCTCTACCTCGCATACCGCAACAAGAATGACTTCGAGGAGATCGACGAGGAGACCGGAGAGGCTACCGTCGCGATCGACTTCGATGTCCTCATCCTCACCGAGAACGCCTCGGTCGAGACTCCCCCCGAGGCGTTCAAGCCGCTGGGCATGTCAACGGCCATCGCGGCGGCCGAGGCCACTACGGAAGAAGACACGTGGGCGCTGCTGGCCGATAAGAGCCAGTTCCCAATCCCGCCCGAAGCCGTCGACCAGATCAAGAGCTTTGCGGGGTCCAAGGGCCTCGCGAAGTTCAAGTACGCGGCCAGCTACCTGTTCCTCGACAACCACCCCGCGCCCGGCACCAAGATCAGCGTGCCGATCAACGCCACGCTGATTGGGTACCTGTCGATCACGGGCGCGCAGGATTCGGGCCCGAACAAGGGCCAGGACCGCAACCTCAACATCGCGCTCTTCGTCGACTCCCTCGGCAAGTACCACGTGCTGCGCCAGAAGGAGCACACGGAGTGGGGCATTATTGAGGCCGCCGATGACAAAGAGTCATTCGGTACCCACTACGCGTTCCACACACACCCCAAGTCGCTCATCAACGCGGGAATCAAGAAGATCGCCTACGGGTCGACGCTCGACTCGGTCGGCATGAACCCGATCACGTTCAAGCAGTATTGCGAGGACGCGGGGATGGAGGCGGCGTCCTACGCGCCGTCCTCGCTGATTCCTGTGATGGCGCAGTCCTTCGTGCCGGGCATGCTCAAGAAGGGGCAGTACACTGCTCTGCTCAAGGTCATCAGCAGCAAGGCGAAGGCGAAGAAGAAGCCGGCCGCCAAAGCCCCGGTCGACGCGCCGAAGAAAAAGGTCAAGACGGGCGCGGTCGGCGGCGAGGCAGAGGTCTCGTTTGAGGAGCCCAGCCCTGTCGTCGTCACGCCGAAGGTCGGCTTTGACTACCAGAGCCGGAAGGATTACCTGCACAAGCTCGACGCGTCGAAGCTGGTGAAGAAGGGCAACCTCGGCGGCGGCTCCACGCCGAACCTCAAGCTCAACGATCCCGAGACGGGCCTCAACTTTATCGCCAAGGGCCTCAAGGGCGTCGACAACGGGAACACCGCGCGCCTCCACGCGGAAGAAGCGGCATCGAAGCTGTTCGGCCTCGTGACCAGCAACACCAACCCGGTGCGCGTCGTGGAGTTCGAGGGCAAGAAGTGGGCGCTGCAACCGCTGTGGGAGGGCGAGCAGTCGCCGGTGCCGGACGACCCGACCGGGCTCGACAACCAGAACAAGGTGATCCTCCTCCAGCAGCATGCGCTGGACATGTTCACGCAGGACCACGACGGCAACCCGTCCAATTGGATCCTCGTCAACGGCAAACTGCGGCCGATCGACAAGGGGCAGAGCTTCCGCTTCTTCACTACGAACAAGATGGCGCCGAAGCTCGACCCCAAGTTCACCCCCAGCGGCGTTCACGGGCAAGCCGTCACCAAGACCCTGCTCTTGGCCTACGCCAAGGACCCGTCCGTGATCCCTGATTCGGCCTTCGTGTCGATGCGCCGCACCATCGCGGACATCCAGTCCATCCCCGACGTCGCGATCGAGGGGGCGCTCCAGCCCCTCTTCGATGCGCTCGATTACAAGCCCAAGAAGCGGGCCGAGGTCATCGCGGACGTGGTGGCGTGGCGGGATAACTACTTCGACGCGTGGACCAAGGCACTCAAGAAGCTCAACAAGCTGTTCGCGTGGCCCGAGACCGTCCCGGTCAAGAGCGCGCCCGTCCAGGTGCTCGATGCGAGCCCGGAGCAATTCGGCATGACCGAAGAGGAGGCGCTCGACATCAAGAAGGCGATCGACGCGAAGTGGGCCGGACGCACGGTGCGCGTCGACAAGGCTTCAATCGAGAACCAGGAGGTATGGGTCAAGCACGCGAAGATGAAGGACGACTCCGACGTCACTATCCTCACGTGGAAGGTCACGGAGTACGCGTCCGTCGCGGCCGTCGAGGCGCTCAACAAGATCACCGTCAACCCTATGTCCGTGACGAAGGGCGGCGGGATCGGTACGCTCCAGCCCATCGGCGTCCAGCCATCCACTACGGATTCGCACAACGGCTTCGCGGACGCCATCACGAAGGCCGTGAAGACCGTGAACTTCCACCTCAACAAGGCCATCGCCGGGGAGGAGAACCCGCCGAAGTTCAACCAGGACACGCTCACCGCCGTCGATGTTCTCACCGCCGTCCTCACCGCGCTCCAGGACGAGGCCGAGGGGAAGCTCGGATCGGGCGAGCTGTACAAGGTGAAGGCGGGCAAGGCCGGCGCACCGAAAGACGCCCCCGAGGCCGTCTTCAACATGGCCGGTACCTACCTCCAGTGGATCAGCGAGATCAAGTCAGTCGCGGCCGGCGCGACGGAACCGAAGGACGATTGGAAGAGCTACCCCAAGGTCAACGACGGCGCGATCTTCTCGCCGTTCACCTTCGATTACGATGCGTGGCTCGCGCAGGCCCAAGGCGAGGAAGTCGAAGAGCCACTACCCCAGGATCTCCCCAACATCGAGGTCGACTTCTCGACGTCCACGCCCGGTCCCGACGCCTACGTCGACGACGCCGGCATTATGCGCATCAAGCTCCTGGAGGCCTCGACCTCGCAATCGCTCAATCACCGCGGATCGTTCCGCATTGGCGAGAAGCAGGGCGGGGCCAAGATGTTCTTCTCCCCTGTCCAGGTCGGCGGCGCCAAGACGTGGCACGGATTCTGCTGGGCCTATGTCCCCGGGACGCCCTCGCCGGCCACCGTGAAGCGCGCCCTGGCTCTGTTCGAGGTTGCGTCGCAGATCCCGATGCGCCCGTCGACGAAGAAGGATCGCGAGGCCTTGTTCTGGTCGAAGCAATCGGCGGCGTACATGAACGTCAAATCCCGCCGGACGATCGCCGCGGACCCGAACAAGGACACTTATGACATCAGCGTCTCAGGCGATTTGCCCGAAGGCGTTCAGGCATCCTTACCTGCGGGGTGGAACGGCGCGATCGACCCGGACAAATACGGCGTGCGCCACAACGGTCGCGTGCTCGTGCGCGGGGAACACTACGAGGTCGAAGGCACCAAGATCCTCATCAAGCCGAGCTACCAGAAGAAAATCAACGCGGGAGACACGCTGACCGTGGCAGAGGTCGCCGCAGCCAACCCCAGCAGCGCCGGCAGCATCGTCCCGACCGGAGGCCTCCAGGACGCGCTCAACACCTACATGTCCTCGGACCCGGACCAGGACGTGCCCGACGAAGTGATCGAGAAGATGCAGGCTTTCCTCGCCCAGCAGCTCGGCGTCAGCGTGTCGAAGCTCCAGGAACTCACTGCCGGTCAGATCGACGGCCAGCTCTCGGCCGTCGACGGGGAAGGCGGGTACCGCAAACACCACTTCCTCGGGTGGACGTCCGAGGCCTACCGCGAGGCGTGGCGGAAGATCAACGGAGGCAAGGAGGCGATGGTCTCCCACTCTGGCAACGTCGACAAGATGATCCTCGGCGGCGTGCCGATGCTCGCCCCGACCGCGAACCGACTACCCTTCTACGGCGTGCCCCCCGGCGGCGGCGCGGGCTCGGGGTCGCAGTCGCAGGACGCCAACAACGGTGGCGGGGACCACGCGTTCACCAACGCGGTACATAGCATCACGGGCGGATCCGGGTACCTGTACTTCTCGATAGACGCTATGCTGGAGACCGACACCAAGATGTGCGGCACCGGCGACAGTTTTGCCAACTTGTCCTCGACCCGGTACAACACGCCCGAGGTGTGGCTGGAGATGGGCAAGTCGATGCTGCGGTCACAGGCGTCGATCGGGTCGAGCCACCAGATCATATTCCGGCACGGCATCGACCTACGGCGGTGCTTGTTCATCATCCCGTCGATGAGCGTCGTCCAGGCACGCGAGGCGCTCAAGCAACGGGGTATCACCAAGTTTGCGTTCGGCCGCGGGCTGGAGGATGTTGTCGTCACGGCCGCCACCGCGAAGAAGAAGCACGCCGCGCTCAAGCTGTGAGGTAACCCATGGACCACGCACTACTATTCCGATCTTGCCTCGCCGGCCGCCGCATAGTCGTCGGAGGCACCGGCGACCAGTGGCTCCTCGACGCGGCGTTCCACGACGAGCAGTCGGGGCGCACGCTGCTCCTCTACGCTGGGTGGTGGCAGACGGACACGCCACAGCCCTATTACGGCCTCAACGAAGCCCCGGGCATCATCAAGCCCGTGCGCGACGAAGGCGAGTGGGTGCTCTACAACAACGAAGAAGCCATCGCCATCCTCGGCCCTGATAGCTCGGAGCAGGAAGACGCGCTCCAGGAACACCGCACCGCAACCCTACTGGAGCGCGAGGAGTACGTCGCCCGGCTCCGCCAAGTGGACGCGGCATTCCGTTACGAGAACAAGCCCTACGCCATCCCGCAGTGGATCGAGCTGATCCGCGACCAAGAGGAGCCAACTACGACACAGGGTGGCGATCGTCGCATCGCAGCCTTGCCTGCCTACAAGGACGGGTATCCTGTCGATGTGCTGGTGCTGGCGGATGATGGCGGATCCGCCTGTGCAACATACCAGCACCCCTTTTTCCTCACCCTGATTGAAGGGTGGGGTCGGGTCGCCGGTGACGCTGTGTCACTTCTCCGGCCCTACGAGCGGCTCGATCGAGCCGACGTCACCTACGGCGAGGTCCAACAGTTCGAGTCGAATCGCGGACCTCAAGAGGACGCCCAGGAGATTCTCCGGCGGCTCGCTTCCTCTGTCACTTCCCTTTGACTTTGATTGAGCGTGTCGCACAATCGAGTCCACTACAGGCGTAACGCGCCTACTTCGATTCACCGTCCTGGAACTAACCAAGGAGAGCACCCATGCCTCAGACCCAGGTAGCCCACGTGGCCAACTACGATTTCGGCGCCCCCGCAACGGGTGCTCTGTCGGTGGCCGCCGCGACCGCCGTGTTCGACGGCCCCCTCACCAACGACGACTTCAACCTCACCGCCGTGGACGACGGCGAAGAGGGCAACGACATCGTCTTCGAGCTGCGCGTCGCAGGCGAGGACACCCCGCTCAGCGTCGTCGTCGAAGGCGAGACCATCATCGTCAACTCCGCCACCGATGGCGCCGGCGCCGCCACCTCGACCATCGAGGAGGTCATCAACGCCATCAACGGTGACACCGAGGCTTCGGCTCTGGTCACCGCCGCCGACGAGGGCGCTTCGACCGGCGCCGACGTCGCCTTCGAGATCGCCCCGACCAACCTCTCCGGCGGCACCGGCGAGGCCGACCCCCGCGAGGGCGGCACCGACCTGCCGCTGATCTTCCGGTCCAAGGACGACCGCGGCGGTCCGCTGACGATCGGCGTCGAGGCCGACATCCAGAACCAGGACGACCTCACCGTGTCGCTCCTCGTCTCCGAGGACGGCAAGAATTGGGCGGCCACCACGGCGCCGAACAACACCGAGGCCGTGACCAGCGTGGCGGTCAAGCCCGGCGCGAGCAAGTCCTTCAAGGTCATCCTCCGGCAGGGCAAGGACAACTACCTCGGCCTCGCCGCCCTCGGCGGTGGCCGCGGCCGGTTCCAGGTCCGCGAGGCGAACAACCTGGACATCGTCCGCATCTGAGCGGACGGTCAGGGACAGACCTCGAACCCCTAGGGCGGGGGGTCAGCGACGACGACCCGCTGGCTTCCCGCCCTTCTTCTGTTACAGGAGCCGGCCATGGCTGACCCCCACTACACCGAGTTCCTCATCGGGTTCCCCGGTGAGCGGTTCGACACCCCCCACCACATCGGCGTGGTCAAGCGGTCCCGGTTCCCGCTCGGAAGCGACCTCGGGGCCGGCAACGTGGCCGACGCCCCGCTGGAGTGCACCGTCATCAACGACGGCTCCAGCCCCTTCTCCATCTTCGTCGACAAGAGCCCCGACAACGACTATCAGGTCGACGTCGATGAGACCGACCCGAACGCAACCGGCGTCGGGGACGGGACCGACTACGTCGCGGCCGACGTGCACCACAACGGTGCCGACGTCGCGTCGATCCAGGTGGAGCCGGGGGGCAAGGTCGTGTTCACGGTGCAGGACGCGCAGTTCCCCTACCACCTCTTCCGCCTCACCGACGCTGACGAAGCGGAGACGGCCCGGGGTCGGGTCCAGGTCCGTTACGCCAACGGCCTGTTCGCGCTCGCGGGAGCCGCCGCCGTGGGCCGCCCGCTCGGTGACGAAGGCCACCTCAACCGGTCGGTGTCGTGACGGCGGCGCGTTACCTCACCGTCCGGAAGCCCCGCCTCGACGAGGGGCTCGAAGAAGGGAACCGCACGGTGTGTCCGTCGTGCGGATTCCCGCTTCCCTTGCAGGAGGGCCCGCGGTCGTGTCCGCACTGCACGACCGACCTCTCACCCGATCACGTTCTGGTGTCCGAGCATGGCGACGAAGAAGAAGCGTAGAGGCCTCGGCCCGCGGGTAGGCATCGACGCCGAACTTCCGCCCGAACTTCCGGGCGACTTCTTTGTGCTCGTGTACGACAACTACATGGAGTCCTACACGATCTACATCGACGAAGGTGATGACGGTGACGTTCCGTCGTTCGCACTCGGCTCCAACCCCACCGTCATCGCCCGGCAGTTTCGTCTGTGGGGTCACCACGAGATCGGCCTGGAATCGGTAGACCGGGCCCGAGAGTTCGGGGCGGCCCAGGCCATCTTCCACAACGGAGCGGTCATCGCGCTCTTCGATCGAACCCCTAAGGTTCCCGACGTCTTCAAGGAGAAGCGGAATGCCACCCCGTACCCCAGCTACTAATCGCCGGCTCCTTTGCGAAGGCTGGATCGAGGATTGGGACAGCTACCAGGGCCTCCTCGAATCGGGCGGCGACCTCAACCTCGTGTTCACCCCCGAGGTCTCGTACGTCACACAGAAGGACAAGGTCTGGTTCGCGGAAGGGCGGGCCACCAAGCAGGGCAACTCGCTCTGCGAGAGCTTCCAGCAGAACGACAACCTGACGCTGGTCGAGAACTTCAACGACCTCGAACTTGTCGAGCGCAAGCTCCCCAACGGCGAGACCGTACCCCTACCCAAAGACGGCCGGTGGTTCGTCGAAGGCCCCGGCCAGCGGTCCGGCGTCCGCAACGCGAACAAGCGCTACTACCCGAAGGAGATTTGGGAGAAGCTGTTCGGTGACAAAAAGTCACCGATCCTGGAGCGCATCAACGAGCGCGGGATGACCGGCCATTTCGAGCACCCGAAGGACGGCCGCACGGACGGCAAGGAGGTCGCCCTCGTCACTACCCAGGCCAAGCTCCAGGAGGACGGCGTGGTGTGGGCTCGTCACGAGCTGCTCGATACCCCGTCTGGCCTCATCCTCCAGGAACTCACCCGCAAGGGCGTGCGCTGGGGCGTGTCGACTCGCGGCAACGGCGAGGTCGACGAGAGCGGCAAGGTCAGCCCCGAGACCTACATCCTGGAGTGCTGGGACGCGGTCATGCGCCCGTCCACCCCAGGCGCCTACGCCAACCTGTCCAAAGGTGCCGGCGCCGACGCCCCGGCCGTGCAGCGCAAGAAGTCGCTCAAGGAGGGCGACGACACCCACACCACTACGGTCAAGACTTGCGCGCGCTGCGGGCAGGACCACGTCGACCTCGTGTTCGAGGCCCTGGACCAGCCTTGCGGCGACCTGACCCACTTCGCGGCCTGCCCGGCCAACGGCCAGCCCATCATGCTCAAGTTCGCAGAGAGCGCCGCTGAGGGCCTATCTGGCGAGGCGGCCCAGGGCGCCGAGGTGTCCGAGGAGGGCCTCCAGGAGCCTTTCCTGCCCCTCCTGGAGGCCCTCCAGGAGGTCTCCGGCAACCCCATCGAGCTGACGGCCCAGCTCCACCGGAAGTGGTCCCAGGCACGGGCCCGGGAAGACCTCTCTGATAGCGACAAGGCCGCCCTGAGCGACTGGCTCCTCGGCAAGGTGGCCGAGTCCATCGGCCCGATGCTGGATGGGATCACGGTCGGGGCCTCGATCGACGAGTCGATCGGCGCGGTGACGGAGGCTGCGACAGCCAAACACGAAGCCGGCTTCAAGGCCGTAGTCGAGGAGTTGCAATCGCGACTCAAGCAGCTAACATCTGAGAATCGTCGCCTGCGTGAAGGCGCGGGCGAACTCCGGCAGAAGGTTGCGGAAGCAGAAGCGAACCGCGACGAGGCATGGCGACTGGCTGAGGCCGCAGAAGCGGCGGGACGCGAGTCGAGCGGCCACCGAGAACTTGCCAACCAACTGATCGAGCGGACCCGGGCGCCTGCGCCCATCGTGGAGACCCCCGAAACCGGAGAACCGGTGGACGAGGCCCTCGAACTGGTCCTTGCGGCCCAGCCCGCCTTGGCGCGCTACCGCAAGGTTCTGGAGGAGGCCACTACGCTCGAACAGCTTGCGGAGATGGTCGAGGGCCTCGCGCCCATGATCGTCGGGCAGGCCCCCAAGGACAAGACGGCCGAGCCGGTCCTGGCCGAAGGGGAGGATGAGCCAGAAGACTCGCCTGTTCCGCAACGCTCCGCGCTACGTCGAGGGCTCATGGTCGAATCGACCTCCGATGTCCCCGACCGACCCGCGAACGGGCACCAAGTCAGCCCCGGCGTGAAGCAAGCGGCTGCGGCGGTGTCCAAGATCGGCCGCTGAACATCACCTCGTTCTTCCTCAACCAAGCACACCAACCAACATCCGAAAGGAACTTCCCATGAGCGAACTTGCTCTGCAACAGGGAGGCATCTTCGAGGGCGTCCTGGAAGCCGGTCTGCGTCTGTCGGAACTCCCCGAATCCGAAGGCGGCTGGGCCGAGTATTTCACGGAGTCTGACTACGGTGACCTCCGAATCGACGACGACTACATGCGCGCCTCCACCGCCCTGGTGATGGAGAATGCCAAGCGCTGGATGGCGTCGAAGTCCCGCCGCAAGCTCAACGAGAACGGGCTCGTCACTCTCGACGAGGCCACCCGCTCCGCGCTGGTCGGCGGCTTCTCCGACTACATCTTCCCCATCATCCGGGCCGGCTTCCCGACCAACCCGATCACCGACCTCGTTTCGGTCCAGGTGACGACCCGCAAGATCGCGACCGTCGTCTACTGGAACTGGATCGTCGGCGGAGATCAGGCCAAGGGCAGCTACACCCCCGGCATGCGCCTCTTCGACGCCAACACCGGCAAGCAGGACAGCGGCTTCAACTTCTCCAACGAAGTGATCGACGCCGAGGTCATCGCCCAGGGTGACGGCGCCGCCGCGACCTACGCCGGAACGCTCGTCTACCACGACGGCGGCGGCGTGGCTCCGGGCACCGTGTCCGTCACGGCGATCGTCTCCGGCACCGCCGAGACCGTCTACGACAACGGCAACGGCGGGTTCCTGAGCGGCGTCACCGGCAGCATCGACTACAAGACCGGTGCGGTCAGCGTCACCTTCTCGGGTGCCGTCGACAACTCCCAGCCGATCATCGCCCGCTACCGCTGGGACAGCGAGGGGTCGCAGCTCACCCCGCAGGTGGACGTGCAGATCACGACCTCCACCGTGGAGACCGAGCGTCGGGCCATGAAGCTGAACTACAGCATGGAGGCCGTCCACGACATCCTCCAGGAGTTCGGCGTCTCGCTGGAGCCCAACCTCATCACCGGTGCGGCCGAGCAGATGAACTTCGAGATCGCCCGCCAGCTCATCCACGAGATGTGGCAGGTGGCGCCGGTCGTCGACACGTTCGCGAAGACCCCCGGTGCGAGCCCCGGCTTCAACATCACCGACCACTACCGGGACTTCGCCATCCCCCTCAACAACGCCTCCAACAAGATTTGGGCGGCGACGCAGAAGGGGTATGGCAACTGGCTCATCGTCGACGAGCAGGCCTCGACCCTCATCGAGTCCCTCCCCGCCGGCATGTTCCAGGCCGCGCCGCGCCCCGCGAACGTCCAGGGTCTCCACTACATCGGAACGCTGCTCAACAAGTTCCGCGTGTACAAGGACATCCACCTGGACAAGGAGCCGAATGCCAGCCCGGACGGCAACGTCCTCATGGGCTACAAGGGCAACGACTTCTACCAAGCGGGCCTCGTCTGGTCGCCCTACCAGATGATGTACACGACCGAGACCCTGGTCACGGCCGACTTCCTGCATCAGAAGGGCCTCGCCAGCCGCTACGCGACGAAGATGGTCAACCCCAATTTTTACGTAAGGATCAATCTCACCCCGTCGCCTTGACCAAGTTCAAGGAAGAGATAGTTCTTACGTAATTGGGCATTGACCATTTACGTTCGTGCTTCACGATGACCCCCGCACTCAACCTGCGGGGGTCATTTCATGTCCGAATCCTGGAAGCCCGTCGACGGCTATGAAGGCGTCTACGAGGTCAGCGACCACGGCAACGTGCGGCGCGTGTCGAAAAGCCGGGGATCCGGCGGCGGTGTGCTCGCCCTCAAGAACCACACGATGGGTTATCTGCGGGTGACGTTGAGCCACCGCAACGAGCAGAAGCAGGTGCTGGTTCACCGCCTCGTCTGCCGCGCATTCAACGGCCCACCATCTCACGCCGACTCCCCGGTCAACCACATCGACGGTGACCGACAGAACAACCGACCGGCAAACTTGGAGTGGACTACGCCAACGACGAACAATCTCCACTCGCGTGCTGTGCTCGGCAACGGGCGAAAGCTGTCCGACGAGAATATCGTCGACATTAGAAAGAGGTACGCGGCCGGATCCAAGCAGTCCGACCTTGCCGTCGAGTTCGGGGTAAGCCAGCCCACCATCGGGCAGCTTGTCACGGGAGTCACGTGGCCTGCGGTTGGGGGGCCGATTACCAAGGTAGGTCGCGGATCGCGTCGCGGAGCCTTGACCGACGCGCAGGTCCGCGATATCCGCGCTCGGTACGATGCCGGCGAGAACCAGCGGGAACTGGGCGAGGAGTACGGACTCAGCGGGGCATCCATCAACCGGATCGGCAAGCGCATCGCGTACCGCGCGGTGAAGTGACCGGGCTTTGGCTCGCCCCCTTCTTCATGAGGTGACGCAATGACACAGCGACTACGCACAGGTGTTCGCCCCGACGACGAACACGGCCCGTTCAAGCGAATACTCGATAATACCGAGTAACGCGAGAAAAGACTTGCACCGCGCGCGTCACGCTCGAATACTCACACCGGCTGAAAGGAGTCGCCATGATCGCGCACAACCGACCCACCAAGGCACCGATTACCCTCGTCGGAAGGATTATTTTCTCAGGGGGATTGGATACCCTCGACCCGATTGCTGGAACTGCATGGCCGCCCGACCCGGGGTCAGTGGCGTGGGACGACCTGCACGACTTGCTGGACCTGTGGTGGGACTACGCGATGGACGTGTACGACGCCGATGACATCGAACTTCGAGAGGATGCCGATGAGTTCGCTGATTACCTCATGGTTCAGGCCACGTACGTGATGACAGAGGTACACGAGTACGACGATGAGCTGGCCAAGGACCTGACCATTCCGGTTTTCGAGGCCACCGAGGTCAAAGTGGTGCAGGCCTTCAACACGGCCGCCGATGCGCACGCGGCCGAGGAACAGGACGACGCGGAGTACCGAAGAAAGATACGCCAGGAGTGGGAGCGTCGGGGCATGCCGGATCCAATGCCGCTATTCCTGGCTCACGATCAGCGCGTGTGCGAAGCCGCAATCGAATGCGGCCTGTTGCCGGAGGGCACGGATTACCTGACCCTCACCCCGGCGCAAATCTCTGCGCTGTACGACGCCCTCCCGGGCGACTGACACCTCAGCCCGCGAGACAGTTTCGTTGACTGCGCCCCCCGCACCACTACGATTCGACCATGCGCTTCACGCAACCCACGCAGATCACCGGCGGTAATTCGATCCAGGGATGGACCGACCGGGGCTGCATGGTCTAACGCGCATTCGCTTCAAGGACCAACCAAGCCCCGGGCCTACAAAGCTCGGGGCTTTTTCTTTGACAACCTATCACAGTGGCAAGTCACGATCTCGTGTAGCTCAATGGTCAGAGCGTCCGTCTGATACGCGGAAGGTTGGTGGTTCGAGTCCGCCCACGAGTACCACGCGCGCGCATCGTCCAGTTGGCCTAGGGCCCCTGCCTTCCAAGCAGGAGACGTCGGTTCAAATCCGACTGCGCGCTCCACTACGATCGTTGCTTCGTTCGATGGGCTTCGGGAGGCGTCGACCTCCCCCATGGGTTCGATCCCCACCCGGAACGGAAGGACGCGGTTCGAGGCCGCGACGGAGCTTTACCCTGACGGGCAGGGACGATCATTTCATGCTGCGGTAGCTCAGCCGGCAGAGCGGTCGTTTCGTAATCGACGGGTCGGGGGTTCGATTCCTCCTCGCAGCAATACTACGGAGGGTCGCGGACAACGGCGTCCAACCGGTCTCGAAAACCGGGCCATGTGAAAGCATGAGGGTTCGATTCCTTGACCTTCCGCCATATTGCCAAGTAGCTCAGCGGTAGAGCGGGCTTGCCGGTGTTAACTCCGGTTCTACACTACCCGAATGAGGAACGGGCCGTACGAGCTGGTGAAAGCCCCGGAAGGGTACCCCGGAAAGCGGTACCGAGGCCTGTACTGCTATGAGCATCACCTCGTCTACTGGGAGACGCACGGAGTGGTCCCCGGGCCCGGCGAGCTGATCCATCACATGAACGGGAAGAAGCGGGACAATCGACCGGGTAACTTGGAACTCGTGAAGCGAGCGGATCATGGTTCGCGCCATGCGCATCCTGCGGTTGATCTCGAATGCCCGGAATGCGGTAAGGCATTCCAACGGACACGCGCAAGGGTTCGATTCGCGGCGCAGCGTCGGTCAGGCTTGCTGTTCTGCGGACGCAAATGCGCAGGCAGGTACAACGCACGTCAAGCCGGATAGTATAGCAGGTCTTTACGCGCGGCTGTTAACCGCGAGAAGTGGGTTCGAGTCCCACACCGGCTGCTTCTGTTAATCCGCTGGTCGGAGGTTCGACCCCTCCCTTGGCAGCTTTGGCCGGTCCCTGCTCCTCTCGCGCGCCCGGGCGCCCCTACGCGCGCGCGAGGGTTGGAACGCCGGCCCTCCAATCGCAAGCCCCGAAGTACAGGGATAAGGGGGCGCGGACGCAATGCCTCCTGGTGTAATGGTAGCACAGCAGATTTTGGCTCTGCTAGTTCTGGTTCGAGTCCAGGGGAGGCAACTCGGCACTACGCCATATTGACGCGGTTGCAGCATTTGCCGTGGTGCCAGAATCGGCTCGTGTACGAGGTCCGCATATACATGGTCGACACGCTCTGTTGGGTGGCAATTATCGCAGAGCGTCTAGGAGACGGCAGCCTGTATATCTGGAGCGGCACCTACCGCTCCTGGGCCGAAGCTGTGCTCGCGACGTCCGAGGCGCTGGCGAAAGTGGTCAGCCATATTCGTCGTTGACACTTCGTCACAGGGCCACTACGGTTGTGCCGTTCAGCGACCGCGCACCTTTCAGCCGATTCATGCGCAAAGAGCCCCGGGGGCGTTCCCCGGGGCTCTGTCTTTTGGCGCTCCGTTGAATCCGACCTACGGAATCAGTCGTCCTCTTCCTCGTCCGCGTGCCGGCCGACGAGCCACATGCCTCGACCCATGTCGTGATGGATGTGCCAGGGGAGACGGTCGCGTGTGGCCGGGTATTCCTTCTCCACGAAGGCCCACAGACGATACCGCCCCAGCACCGAGTCGACGCGGTCGAGCATCTCCAGGATCGGGTAGATGTGTTCGGCCTCGACTTCGATCACGTGCCGGTTCTTGCGGCCGACGACCGGAGGCTTCTTGTCCCCTGTGACTTCCCACACAGGCCGCGTGATGTGGTCGACGTTGAGGCGGAACTCCTTGCCGTGCAGGGCAGGGAAATGGCGGTGGACGCTTCGCCAGAAGTCCCACTGAGCCCGGTGGCTGCCGTCCTCTTCCATCGCCTGCATGTCGGTGTACAGGTCTTCGATGCGGTTCGTCGGGACGGGCAGCACGTCGAGTGGCGACTTTGGCGGGGAACCGCCGATCATCTGTAGGAGTGGGTGCATGGTGAGTATCTCCTTGTTAATCATCTTCGTGCTTGGGAGGGAGTACGCTGCGCAATGCAGCGATGGCCTTTTCCAGAACGGGACGGGAATGGTATCGGACGGTCAGCGTGATGGAACCGAAGGTGCTGTCGCGCTCAAGGTCGATACCTTGCGGGTCGCAGCCGTAGACGTCGTCACCTTTGAGGCCCAGCACCTTCTCACGCCAGCGATCGAGCGCCTTCTCGGATCGGTCTTCCTGCTCGCGCGCCTGCTCCAGCTCCGCGTCCCAGGCCTCGACCATCTTGGCCGCGAAGTCGGTGGCGAAGTTCTTTCGCGTTACGGTCCACGTTACGTTCGCGGTCGCGCGCAGGAACGGCAGGGACGAGTGCAGGCTCGCCTGCACGTTGGTGCAGTACCACGCATCGCGGTCGCAGGAGACCGGCGTCTCGCGCCCCTTGAACACCAGGACCCATTCGGCGCGCTCGCCCCTTGCAGTCGTCCAGCGGAACCAAGCCCCTCCGACGCTTTCACTCGCGGCGCGCTTCTCCGGGGCCCAGGTCACGCGCGGCCGGGCCGCGTCGTCGCGCTTCTTGAGCGCGGCTTTGATCTCGGCAACGGCGCGCTGTGCCCGCTCGATCGCCTCTTCTCGGGTGAGGAACTTGGCCATGTCTGGCTCCTTGGGTCTCGGCGCGTGGCGCCTCTGTTGCTGGAGGTGATGCCCGCAATATGCCCCGCCACCGGGAAATCAAGTTGACACCCCCGCGTCACGCGGCATATTGAAAGTGTCAGAAACGGAGAGCCGCCGGCTCAAGACACGGAGACCAACATGACGCAGACCCCTGCTATCCCCATCAAAAAGCGCCGTAACGGCGCCCTCTTGGGCCTCGCCTGCGGCGACGCCTTCGGAACCACCAACGAGTTCGCCCGACCCCGCGACCTCCCCCCACTGACCAAGGACACGCTCTTGGACGGCCCGCAGACCGAGCTGGTCGGCGGCGGCCCGTTCAACGTGGCCAAGGGGCAGGTCACGGACGACACCATGATGGCGACCGTCCTGCACGTCCACCTGTGCCTGGAAGACGGCATCGACCCCGAGGTCCTCCACGAGCTGTACCGCGCTTGGTGCAATGTCACCTTCGACATCGGCGGGCAGACCAGTGCCGCCCTGGCGAGCGCCAACGTCGACCAAGGGTACATCTCCTGGGATCAGGGTGGCCGGCGCGCGGCGGGCAATGGCTCGCTCATGAGGTGCGCCCCCATCGGCGCATGGCGATGGCAGGACGAGGAGCGCGATCACGAGCGGATCCAGCTTGCCATCACCGATGCAGCGCTCACGCACGCGGACCCCAAGTGCGTGAGCGCTTGCGCGGCCTACGCCACCGCCATCGCCCACGCGCTGCGCGAGGAGCCCGTCACCAAGGTCACCGCGGCGGCCGAGGCCGCGATCACGATGGCCGCGACCCGGCTGCGCGTCACCGGTCGGTACTCGGATGATGAAGTCAACGAGGCGGCCGGCGCGCTGAGCGAGGACCTCCTCATGGCGGAGCAGGATGATGCCCTCGTGATGGGCGAGGATCACGGCATCGCGCTCGACATGTACGGCGCGCAAGGCTTCGTCCGCGTGGCCTTCCGCCTCGCCTTCTGGCATCTGTACCACGGCACCCCCTACCGCGACGCGATCATCGACATCACGAATCGCGGCGGGGACTCGGACACCAACGCCGCAATCGTCGGCGGCCTCCTCGGTGCGCACCAAGGGCCGGAGGCGCTTCCGGGCGCTTGGGAGATCGCGGTCATCAACGCCCTCGACCGGGACCACCGTCTGTGGGAGTTTCACCCGCGCCTGTTCGTGGAGGTTTGACATGTCCCGACGCCGATCCAATCGCGAGGCCATCGAGCTGGTCGACCGCCTCATCAACGCCACCGACGTCCATGCCTTCGCCGGCAGCTACCCCGCGGAGGAGCGCGACGACATCGCAGCGGAGTTCAACGCGCGACGGCGCGACGTCGTCGAGCAGCTTTGCGGCGACGTGTGCATCACCGACCGCGAGGAGCAGGGCGCGATGACCCTGTGTGGCCTTCCGTCCGCGTTGGTCCGGACCGACAGCCCGACGTGCGTCATGAAGGCCTCGTGCCCGGAGTGCTTGCGCGTCCTCGAAGACCACAGGCGCGCGGTTCGATGAGCAAGCGCAAGGGGGCTGCGCGCCCGCCGCCTTGGACTCCGTTCGAGCGCGCGTACGTACGCACCACCGGTGCGGAGTTGAAGCGCCGCATGGGGCACTTGCGTCCCGAGGCCCTTGACGAGGAGTGGCAGTCCGAAGCTATTGCGCTGAACCGGTCCGAGGTTTACAAGAACAGCCGATACCAAGTGAACGTCGACCGAGACCGCGGCGACTTCGTCCACCTGTCGGTCAAGCGCCTCGACAAGGAACCGATCCATGACTGGCGCGACCTCCAGCGCATCAAGAACGAGATCGTAGGTCCCGAGCACGAGGCGTTCGAGCTGTACCCCGCGGAGAGCCGGGTTGTCGATACCGCGAACCAGTTCCACCTGTGGGTACTCAAGGACGCAGAAGCAACCATCCCGGTCGGCTGGCGCGAAGGCCTCAAGGTCGACGCGGACGACGCCAAAGTGACCGGATCGAAGCAGAGGAAGCTCGACACATGAGCGACGAAGAACTACCCCTGGGCGCCGGTCTGATCGGCTGCCCGGTGCGTGAAATGACCGCGGAGGAGGCCGAGCTGTTCGTCGGCCTCAATCCGCTCGTGCACCCGACCATGTCTGACGACTTGTGGCGCGAGGTGCGAGGTGAGTTCGCTATAGGCATCGCCGTCAAACGGTTCGAGGCCACCAACGTCGCCTACGACCGCAGCCTGCTGACGTTCTGCGCCAGCTTGTGCAACAACCCGGCCAAGGTTGTCATGTGGTGCTACACTCTCCACGTGATGACGGCGCGGCTCGGACGCCCGGCGACGTTGCTCGATTACGCCACGGATTACTTCCCGCACGGCGTCCCGACCGAAGACGCGTACCAGGAGCTATGGAGCGAACAGAAGCACCCCGATGCCCCGCTCGGCAATGCCTTCGACGTGATGATCGCGTGGCCCGGTGCGCGGAGCGCGTGGCCCCCCGCATAGGCCGCCCCTCAAATCGAGACTTGACTTAGAGCCCGGCCCCGTCGCCGGGCTTCTTCATGGAGTGACAAAGCGTCACCCCACTACTACTGCTTGCAGGTCGCCGCTTCCCCGCGACCATAAGGCCTGAACCATCGGCAGCGCCGATTCACAAGGGAGAAGCCATGACCGAGACCACCACGCAACCAGAGGCCGAAGCCGCAGAAGCGCCGCAACCGCAACCGCGCTTCATCAACCGCGGCCGGCTCACTGTCACGATCCAGAACCCCGAGGGGCGACGGATCGACGTCCGCCCCTACAGCGAATCCCCCAAGCGCGGCGACGCGACCTACGTCGTTGAGGGCGCGTTCTACGAGCGCTACCACAACGAGGACTGCGGGCCCTTGTTTCGCGCTCCCCCGGAACCAATGGCGCAAGCTGCTGCTCTCTCACCTGCCCAGGAGGAGAGCACGGACAGCGGCGCTGGTGGCAGCCGGGGTTCCGAGGCCGGCGGCGGCGATCCTGTCGGCGGCGCTGGCGATGGCGGCGGTAAGCGCCGTCCTGTGGCGAACCAGACCCGCGCTGCTACTGCGACCGATCCTTTCAACGCTGACGGGTCGGGCGACGGAGACGAGTCCGAAGCCGACGCTGCCCTTGGCACCGACGATGACGAAGCTGGAGACGCCGAGGACGAGGGCGATCCCGCTGACGCATCCGACCACGAGGGCGAGGAGGAAGAAGGAGAAGGCGAAGAGGAGGAAGAGACCGCCACCTCCCTCAAGGACCGGGTGAAACTGCCCGCCAAGCGCACGCCCGCCGAGAAGAAGACCGCATCGAAGAAGACCGCAGCGAAGAAGACCACTACGCGGAAGAAGGCGGCGAAGCGCACCACGCGCCGGAAGAACCGCTGAGGTAGGAGCAGGGTATGCCGAACCAAGAACTGACCCTGGAGAACCTCAACGAGGAAGTGCGCACCACTTTGGGCGCGTCCAATGTCGAGGTCGAGGCAGTCGATAAGGACATCAAGGTTGCTCTTCGGCATACCCTGCGCCTGCACAACCGGAACCGGCCCGGGCGCGGCGTCGCGAAACTCTCCGCGACCGCGAGCCAGAAACGGTACGGGCCGCTCAACTCGGGCCCCTCGGCGCTGCCCGGGTTCCAAGGCGTGACCCACGTCCACTTCGTCAACAAGCCCACCAACCCGCCCGCCATCGACCCGTTCGATCCATCGACCATCCTGTCAACTACCGTCGTGGGTGCTGAGGGCTTGACCTTCGGTGAGTACGCGCAGCAGCTATACTTTCGGGAGGACGTTCGGCGCGTGCTCAGCTCCGAGCCTGACTGGCGCGCGCAGTGGGAGGGATCGGACTACTACCTCTACGTCGACATCGCCGCGACCATTCCGTACGACGTGATGTTCGAGTACGCGTTCCATTTCACCTCTGACAGCCACCCGAAGACGGGTATGCAGCTCATCCCCGAGAGCGACGTGGACTGGATCATCAACATGGTCACGGCCCGCGTGAAGCAGAGCCTCGGGCGCGCGCGTGCGAAGTTCGGCGGCATCGCGGACGACCAAGGGGGCGTCCAGGAAGTTGACGGACGCGAGATGCTCCAGGAAGGCAAGGAGGAGGAACGCGAACTCAAAGAAGAGATCCGGCGTCGACGCCGGCCACTGGTCCCCGTCATTGAGTAGCCATGCCGTACAAGCGCTCGAAGGTTCCGTCATTCAGTCCGATCGCCGCCGCCATCAAGGCAGAGGCGACCACTACGGCGTTGGCCGAGGTCGCGCAGTTTGCGGAGGCCGAGAAGGATGGGTTCGTCGGACGCATCGAAGCGCAGGACTTCCCGAGCTTCGACTCCACCCCCCTCACGCCCGCGTGGAAGCGGCGCAAGGAGATGGCCGAGCGCGACCTGCGCGTGATGATTGCGACCGGCACCTACAAGGATTCGATCCGCGTGTTTCGGCGCCTCGTGAAGGACGGTGCGATATTCCGCATCGGGTTCCACCACGCGAAGCGCGCCCGCAACCTCAAGGGCGAGATCGTCCCGCTCCTGCTCGACGAGCTGGCCCGGGTCCATGAGTTCGGATCGGCCAAGGCCAACGTGCCCGCGCGCCCGCACTGGCGTAACCACCTCGATCAGATGCGCGAGCGCGCCCGGACGCTCCGACCCGAGATCGTGCGCCAGATCGTCCACAACATCCGGCGGAGGATCGCAGCGCAATGACTACCAATCCCCCGCCCATTGTCCAGGACACCGCGTTCCCCAAGGCGCTCGACAAAGACCTCCAGTTCCAGATCCGCATGATCGTGGAGAAGTGGCGTCGGTTCTATCCGTGCATCAACTACTACCCGCTCCTCAAATGCACCACGCCGGTTCAGGACACTGAGGTCGACACTGAGCAAACGATCGACGGACAGAACCTCATCACCGGCGCGGACGGCAATACGGGGTACGACCTACTCTACGGCGAATCGGTCGGGCAGTCGATGAAGACGACCGGATGGCAACAGCCACACCAGAACGACGCACACGACGCCAGCGAGGAGGAGCAGTTCGCTGACCCGTGCCGGATCCACTTCCGGTTCTTCCGAGAGGCCAAGCAGCGCGACCTCCAGCGGTGGGGGTTCGACAAACTTCGCGACGTCGTGATAACTACGCCGCGCGCGCTCCTCGACGCGGCCGGCATCGAAGGTCTGGAGGGCGACAAGTTCACCTACCAAGGCGAGATTTACATCGTCGTCGCTGCCAACAACGTCGGGTACTGGAAGAACACCAACGTGCCTCTCTACCGCGTGTTCAACTGCGAGCATCGGCGGAGGGGTGCGTGATGCCCACTAAGCTGCCCTCGCGCGTGTTCAATGCCCGAACGGTTCGCGTCCACACGGTCGGACGAGTCGAGGTGGAGTTGAAGCTCGGGTTCGGTGTCGTGTCGACCAAGCACGTGTTGCTGGAAGGCTTCAACCCGCGCCGCATCCCGATGAAGCACCGCAACAACGCGCAGCACTGCCTCATCGTTCTGCTCGGCGGCAAGAACTTGCTCGCGCACATAAGCGACGCCGACAACCTCGACGGCCACGTCCCCGCCCGGATATTCGTCGACGACCGCAGCATAGACCTCAGCGCGGAGTACACCGCCGTTCCCTACGGCTTGGTCGAACCGTACCTCGAAGTCACGAAGTTCATGGAGTGCCTAGCGACGGTCGACTACGACGTCAACGCCGTGCACAAGGTCATCAACTCCAAGAAGAAGAAGCGTAAGCAGTCCGCAGCATGAGTCAGCCGTACACCTACGAGGATTCGATCAGGACACACGACGTCGCCATGTGGCGGTGGTTGCGATCGTTGCTGGTCGATTACGGCACGTGGCCGAACGAGAGCCCGTTGCAGCCGCCTCCGGGGGAACAGCCGCTCCTCGTCGGCCTGGGCCTGGGCGGGCCGCAGCAAGGCTTCGCCGCTGTCGTGGACCTGCTCGTCGCGATGGACTGGATCAAGCCGACTGACACGTCGGGGACCGTCGATGAGGTCGCGGCCAAGATGAAGTCGGCGGTCGCGAGCCGCTTCGACCTGGAAGTGCTCCCGCTTCCGATCGCCATCATCGAGCGGCGCGAGCCCGTGCCGGATCAAGGCGTGCGTGGGGTGCCGAAGCGTTTGCGCAAGGTCCACTACAACGTCGAGACCGAACAGTGGGAGATTCACCCCTGGCCCGCGCCGTACCGCACAACTTACGACATCACCTTCTGGTGCCTCAAGCGATACACCGACAACTATTTCCGCGAGTGGGTGCTCGGTCAGCTCGGCACGCTCGGCATGCAGGACCAGGAGATGCTCCTGTCCGTCGACCACCGCGACCCTTTTGGGGAGTGGAAGCAACAGCTCAGGTGGCTCAGCTTCGCGGAGCAGTCCGACTTGGAGGGCCCCGACCAGCGGTATATCCGGACGATCATGACCGTCGAGCTGCGCACGTGGATCATGCGCAACCCGACCGTGTCGGCGCACCCGGTCACTTCGATCGAGGCTCCCATATTCGGGGTCAGTGACACTACGTCACCCGCGTCGCGGTTCAGCGAGGACAAGGCCCACACGACGCCGAACCTCTACCACATTCCCTGGGAGCCGGCCGAGTTCGCGGGCAAGTGGCCCAAGACCGGAGATGCGGAGGTCGCCTGGAACGAGTTGGCGTATCACAAGCCCAAGCCCGCCGCCGGCTTGGATTTGGTCCTTGGGGACGACGACGACAGCGTCACGATTGCTGATGCTCCGGTGACCGAGGACAACCTGGGCGTGGGGATCTTCTCCACTGCGTTCCGGTACCTCGCCCCGGACCCCGATCCACTGTCTTTCGAGGGCCTTCAACGCAACGAGGCCGGTGACATAACGTCGACCTACGAGCTTCTTTTGCCTCCCACGGGCTCCGGGCCGCCCAAGAACGTCCACATTTTCACCGTCGTTGCGGACCAGATGTACCAGCCCGGATTCGCCGGAACGCCGGGGGGCGCACCGCGGCTCCTGACCGTCATGGGGCCCGATGTGAGACAGGTGCTCTCGCTGGACAAGATAGGTCAGACTACTACAGTTGACCTCGGTTCCAGCGTTCGGTACGAGTGGCATGGACTTGCTCCGCACCCGTATCTCGTCGTTGGTCTGCTCCAACCCGGCATCGTCGGGGATGCGATGGTCACAGTTGAGGACGACGTTTCTGCTCCGACCTACACGAAGCAGGAGCAAATCGACTCGGCAGTGAATGTAGGATTCGCGCTGCTCGCGCGGCCCAAGGAGGACTCTCTGGCGCTCGTGGTGCCTGACGCCCTCCTCCTCTCCGCGGTTTACGCCGCCAAGTACACCGGACCTTACAACGGACACACGGTCTGATGGTGGAGATCAGGAACCTGCTCGGACAGAGCATCGCGATCGTGTTGAAGGACGCCAACGGGTTCCCCTTCAACTACACCATCCCCGCCGCCGAAAGCGTTGTTCACGGCCGGAACTTGATCGGAGATTTGACGTGGTCGCTTGCGCGACAGGGACACCTACGAATCATCCCAGCCTGACCTACAGGAGCTACCGATGCCCATCCCAACCGCCCGCCTCAGCCCCGGCATCTTCACGAACGAGTTCGACTTCACCGAGTACGCGCTCAACCTGGGCCTGACCCGGCCGACCTTCATCGGCGGCGCCAGCAAGGGCGCCCTCAGCGAACCCATCGAGATCACGAGCGAGGCGGACATGGTCCGCAAGCTCGGACGCCCTCGTCTGGACGACCACGGGCTGCAAGCCCTCGTCCAGTACCTCAAGAAGGGCAACAACGCGATCTTCCTCCGCATCGCCAACACCGACAACCCCACCTACGGGGCGATCGAGGCCGACCGGCCCCTGCCCGGCCTCTCGGGTGGTACCGACCCCGTCGCTGCCACCGGCACGGTCTCCTTCGACAGCTCGCTCAACCCGACCGATGGCGAGCTGGTCAGCGTCAATGACGGCAGCGGCGCCGTGGCCTCCGAAGGCGACATCGTCTTCTCCGACAATGCCGATGACGCCGACTACCTCACGATCGACGACGGCAACGGCGTCGCGGCCAGCGCCACGGCCAGCTTCGCGTCGACCCCGACCACCAACGACACCGTCACGCTCAACGACGCCTTCGACAACGAGGTGATCTTCGAGTTCACCGATGGCGGCGGCCTCACCACCGGTGACATCGAAGTGGACAAGAGCGCGACCGTCGACAACGGCGCCTCCGAGTTCCAGGCAGCCGTCAACGGCTCGGCCCTCAACATCACCGCAGGCGCCCCGACCGGCGCCGGCCCTTACGACGTCCTGCTCACGCACGACATCGTCACCAACAAGGGCAACAGCGCGACCATCGCGGTCGCCGGTGCCACGCCGCCGACTGCCCCGTCCACGCTCTCGGGCGCCGATGAGCACGCCGTCACCTTCGAGTTCGACAACGACTCGTCCACTACCCCCGGATCCGTCGCGGGCGGGATCGGCGCGACCATCGCGGACACCCTCTTCAATCTCGTGCAGGCCATCAACGGAGTCGGCCTGCTCCAGATCACCGCCAGCGACGACACCGCCAACCAGGGCGGCACCCCGACCGTCAAGCTGGTCCACGACGTCGAGGGCGCGGACGGCGACAACGCCAACCTGTCGACCATCGACGCTGACGCTGACCTCGTCCTCACGCAGCTCACCGGCGGCGCGGACGGCGCGGGCGTCACCTTCGAGTTCGACGACGACAACGCCTGGGTCTCGGGCAACGTCCCGGTCCTGATCGGCCCCGACGCCGCGACGACCATGGCCAACCTCATCGTGGCCATCAACCAACAGACCGCCGTCACGGCCGTCGACGCCACCGTGACCGTCCCGGCCGCCGACCTCACCGCCGAGGATCCGGGCGAGCAGGGCAATCAGGACATCACCACTACGGGCGCCAACATCACGGTGACCGGCCTCTCCGGCGGTGCCGAAGGGCTCCCCGGCGTGACCGCGTCCGTGGTCGGTATCACCGCGATCAGCCCCGGCACCTGGGGCAACGACTTGGAGGTCGAGGTCAAGCAGTCGACCCTGCTGGGCTCCCCGGCCGGCAGCTTCGACTTCGTCGTTCGCGCCCCGGCCGACCAGACCGGGACGCTGGTGACCGTCGAGCGCTACCGCGGCCTCAACCTCGACCCGAACAGCGACCGCAACATCGAGCTGGTGCTGGAGGAGGGCCTGGGCAACGAGGCCGTGCCGTCCGATTACGTGCGCGCCGACGTCCTGGAGGACAACGGGTCGCCTTCGGTCGGCACCTACCAACTCGGCGTCGCCCCCGGCACCGCGGGCCGCGATGGTCTCGTCGACGGCAGCGGCAACTCGATCGTGACCTCGGCCGACTACATCGGCAGCGTCACTGGGCAGAAGGCCACCGGCCTGCAAGCCCTGCGCAACGCCGAGCTGATCGAGACCAACGTCATCACCATCCCGGGAGCCACGCACTATCAGGTCATCAACGAGATGATCGACGTGGCCGAGAGCCGGGCCGACGCGCTCGCCGTCATCGACGTGCCGTTCGGCCTCAGCCGGGACGAGGTGGTCGACTGGCACAACGGGGTTTCGGCCCTACCCAACAGCCCGGTCAACGCGATCGACACGTCCTACGCCGTCATCGCGTGGCCGTGGACGCAGATCCAGGATGACTACAACAAGCGCAAGGTGTGGACTCCGCCGTCCGGCAAGCTGACGGCGCTCATGGCCTACACCGACGCGGTGGCCGGGCCGCAGTTCCCGATCGCCGGTCACGCCCGCGGTGTGGTCGAAGGCCTCAAGCTGGAGTACAGCCCCACCCTCACCGACCGCGACCTGCTGGTGGGCGACACCAACCGGGTCAACCCCTTCGTGCAGTTCCCGACCGGGATCACCTTCTTCGGCAACCGCACGGCCCTGCGGCGCGACTCGGCGCTCAACTCGCTCCACATCCGCCGCCTCCTGCTCCACGCTGAGAAGCTGATCGCGACCGCGGTGCGCTTCCTGGTGTTCGAGCCCAACGACCCGGTGACCTGGAACCGGTTCGTGCAGCTCGTCAACCCGATCCTGGCAACCATCCAGGCCGATCGCGGCCTGGAGCGGTTCTCGGTCCGGTGCGACGAGACGACCAACCCGCCGGAAGTGCGTCGGCAGAAGACGATGCGCGGCCGGATCCAGCTCATCCCGATCGAGGCGGCCGAGATCGTCGAGATCGACTTCGCGGTGTTCCAGTCGGGCGCCGAGTTCACGGAAGCGTCGGTCTGACCGTCCGCTGACATCACGTCACCGCAGCACAGGAGAGCAGCCCCATGGCCCTCGAAAACCTCTTCGCCAACCACATCGGCGCTCGTGGCGGCAACCACGAGCCCCAGCGCCAGAACAACGCGCTGCTCTACATCACGGGTCTCAACTCGGCGGTGCAGGGCGGCGGCCAGGGTTCCGGCGGTCAGGACGACGTCCTCCTTCTGTCGCTCCGTACCTTCCCGGTGCCGAAGCGACAGGTGGGCATCGTCGAGATCGGGTACCTCAACGAGAAGCGGAAGTTCGCAGGGAACCCGACCTACGACGACTTGTCCGTGGTCTACCAGGACTACGTCGACCGGCAGGTGCACAGCGTCCTCTGGAAGTGGAACTACCTCGTCCACAACCCGGAGAACGGACAGACAGGCCTCGCCCGCGACTACAAGATGGCCGGCTGGGTCAGCCTCTTCTCGCCGGAGGGGACCATCGAGCGCCGCCTCGACCTCGTCGGCATCTGGCCCAACAGCTACGATCCGGGCGACATCGACATGGACGGCGAGGACGCCCTCCGGGTCACCATGGGTCTGGTCATCGACAAGGTCATCCCGCGGGACGGTCTCCGCCCCGTTGGCAACCAGTGATTGCCCGCTGACCTGGGCCGCGTAACCTGCGCACCACTACTCGGCACGAGGATCGGTAGCAGCGCTGCTCATCCTCGTGCCGTCTGACATCACACGACAACCCTCCTGCAACGCTGGAGACCCACATGACTGACACCGCACCCGCCACCAACGACGTCGAGTACGTCGCCATTCAACTCCCGTCTCGCGGCCTCTTCTACGACGGCCTCATGGACGAAGAGGGGACTGTCGAGGTCCGGAAGCTCACCTCGCGTGAGGAGTCGATCCTCTTCAACAACGCCCTCGGCTTCGGACAGCGGATGAACAACGTGATCCGCAACTGCTGCCGCCTGCCCGAGGGGCTCAAGCACGACGACCTCCTGGCCACTGACCGCTTCGCGATCCTGCTCGCCATCCGGTCGTTCACGCTGGGCACGACCGACTACCACATCAGCTTCAAGTGCCAGGAGTGCGGCCAGACCAACCGCAAGTTCCCGGTCAACTTGGGCGCGGACCTCGACGAGAAGCTCCCCGACAACGACGCGTTGGAGCCCTTCCCGGTGCCGCTCAAGGACACCGACAAGACGGTGCTGTGCCGCTTCCTCCGGGTGAAGGATGAGGAGACCATCCGGCGCAACTTGAAGCAGCGCGGCGCGCAGGGACAAGTGGAAGACGGCGGTCGGTTCTTCCGCCTCGGCCTCCACATCCAGTCCGTCAACGAGGTGCCGGTCAACGCGGGTGATGCCGAAGAGTTCGTCCGCTCCCTCAGCTACGCTGACCGCCTGCGCTTCGAGCAGGCGATCGAGAAGATGGAGCCGGGCATCGACCTGACCATCTACCCGACGTGCCGGTATTGCGGCGCCGACAACGAAATGGCCCTTCCGCTGGATTCGGAGTTTTTTCGACCAGCCCTCGTGTGATTTGGAAGACCTCCAGCAGAAGGAGTTCTTCCTCATATATCACGGGAAGGGGGCGTACACGCTTGAAGCGCTGTGGCGAATGCCGACGAGTGAGATCAACGCTCACGTCACTCGCCTATACGAACAGCTCCAGGAGGAGAAGCGCGCTCATGAGCAGGCGATGAAGAAGGCCAAGGGCCGCCGATGACAAGGCGCCACTGAGCGACTACGAGTGGCACCCGCCGACGCCGCGGGTATAACACCCAGCAAGGAGTGCGGGCATGGCACCACCTATCGACTGGAAGCGCGCGACCTGGACGTTCTCTCCGGTGGACCTGAGCCACACCAAGGAGACCGTGACCGCAGCATTCCGCGACTTCCTGCTCGACGTTGGGTTCGAGAACGTCACCGGGAGTACCGCCTCGGGCGGGTCCGGAGACTACTACCTCCTGGACGGCAAGCGGTTCACGATCGACCTGGAAAACGACAGCAACGGGAGCGGCGGCAACGTCGCTATCACGCACAGCGAAGCCGGTGCTGTCATCACCACCAACGGCATGTCCGGGGGTGACGGAGCGTCACCCGCCCGCGGCGACATTACCATCACCGGGCAAGTGACCGATGGCGATACCATCACCATCAGCGACGGGACGACGTCGGTCACCTTCGAGTTCGACAACGACGCGACGGTCGGCGCCGGAAACATCTCGGTCGCTATCGGGTCTACCTTCGAGGTATCGCTACAGAACCTTCACGACGCGATCAACGCCCATGCCTTCGACGTCACCAGTTTCCTCAACGACCTCTGGTGGTACGACGGGGACGGCGTCGTCCAGCACTGTGGGCTCCTCATCAACGCGGACGGCGCGACGGACCGGGTCGACGTAATCCCGTGGCTGCAAAACCAGAACAAGGACGACTCGCAACGCTTGCAGGTCGTGGCGCACCGCATCCAGATAACCCTGGACATGACCCTCGACAACGAGTTCCTGTTCGTCGGCGGCCGGGAAGGCTTCTACGTCGAGGCGGGTAAGGCCGGCGAGGCGGTGAACGTCGGTCACGGTGCGGTTCTGACGTTCCAGCCCAACCCGGATCTCCACTCGGACCGCGACCATACCCGCCGGTGGTTCACGCAAGGTGCGGGCCTGCAACTGTTCGGAGCCATCCCATTCACAGACAGTAGAAGCTACCGATTCGTCGACGACGGGGGCTCCGACAAGAACATTACCGCGGCCCTACAGCCGCACATTGTCCGAGGGTACCAACTACAGACAGACGGGAACCCCCGGCTCGACTTGCAGAGCCAAGTCGACGACCCCAAGATCGGAGTCTCGAACAGGGACGTCCTGTTTTCGCTGTGGGTGCACAACAACGTCACGGAGAGCCTCTACATCAAGGAGACGTTCGGCGTGCCGTTCGCGGAGCGCGATGACGTTTTCCGCATATCGCCCGTGGTCGTTCTGCCGACCGGCGGCCCCACGAGTGCGGGGCACGCCGTGGCGTCCGGCGTGGTGACGGGCAGCACGGACAACAACGTGGCCCCGGACACCAGCATAGCCATCGTCCAGGACGTACGGGCGGTATGGGACGTCCCGCGGTTCGCCGCTACGTCTTCGAGTCTCCTCCCGTTCAACCAGATCACCGACCAAGTCACCGGGATCCCGTATCGGATCGCCCAGGTCGACGACGACGGCCGTCAATGGAATATGGCCATCGAGTGGCCCGGTGACACCGTGTCGATTGCAGCGACGCCCTCGTAAGCGGCGCGATGAGGGGGTAACATGGCGACTTTCGGACAAGCGATCCCGGCGAAGCGTTGGCGGCTCCAGGAGCCGAAGTTCTACACGAAGTACGGCTTCATCCACGACCTCCACCGCGCTCTGGTCACGGTGGGCATGGAGTTCATTCCAGCGTTGTCCATCAACGACCCCGAGACCGACCTCGTCGACGCTGCACCGCCCGACACCAACTCTTCGGTGTTTTGGGCCTACTGGTATCCGACCTCCGAGACCTTCACGGTCGACGGCGTCGATTACCGGCCTATCTTCATCGTGTACGCCCCGTGGTGGGAGAGCACCAGCGACCCGGGCGAGGAGATGTCGATCGGGGTGTGGTTGCGCGGAGACGGTTCCATCCGTGATGGGGACCCGCTCAATAACTACATCAACTTCATGAAGGCCATCGAGCGCGAAAGCAACAACGGCCTAGGTCTGTTTAACGACTCGTTCAGCACGTACTTCACCTCGCAGTGGCTCGGCGGCACGTTGGCGGCTGTAGGCGGACACCCCGGGAACTCACCGTTCGACCAGTGGGCGTGGAAGCCTTACGACAGCTTCGCCGGCAATTCGTCGCAGCAAACGACGATGCTGATACGGAACTTCGAGGTGGTCCTATCGAAGGGCGGGCTCCTCATCAAGGTTGGGCAGGGGACCACGAAGGTCACCGAAGCTGACCTCATGAACTTCTACGCGGCTTTCGGCGGGGGGCGGATCCCGACCAAGGCACGGCCGGTGTTGGACGACGACAACCTCGACCGCATAAACCCGATTGTCATTATCGACGGGCACACAGAGGACCCGGACTGGCGACCCACCGGCCCTGAACGCATTGAGTCATGGGTCGTCGGAATCCAGCACGACTTCCGCGCTGAGACCGACAACGCGTTCCGTCTGCACCTTCGGAGCCTGGAGAACATCAGCCGCCCGCACCGGGCGTTTCAGAACCAAGAAACGCTCCCGTCGCCGCGCGATGAGGCGGGAACGCTCGCGCACATTCTCAACCGGTGCGTGTACCGCACGTGGGATAATCATCAGGACGGCAATGACTACATCGGCCCCCTCGACGTGCGCGTCAGCCCGGCACCGATCCAGGAGTGGGAAGACTGGTGGGACATCCCCGGATTCCGGTGGATCGACAAGACGGCGCCGAAGGGCGACTTCGTCGATGCGATCGGCGGCGAGCAGTACCACGCATGGCTCCTCAACAACATCGGCGTTCTCGCCGCCATAAACATCGAAGGTATTACGGACTTCTCCAGCTTCGTGTCTGGTTCCATCTCGCTGAGCGAGACCGTCGACCACTGGCCGATGGACGTGTTCGGGGCAACGTCCGAGACCGACATCGGCGGCAACGACTTCCAGGCGGACTCAACTACGGACCTGGGCCACGACGGAAGTATCATCCGATATGACGTCACGTCTGGCGTTCCATGGGAGTACGTCAGCGGGCAGGATGAGATCGACCGTGACACCAGCTCCAATACCACCCGCGACCTTGAGTTCATCATCGACACCGCGGACATCTCGCTGAGCGCGCAGAACTGGCGGCTCCGATTCAACCTCATCAACCGCAACGACGGCGGGTCGGACTTCGTCTACAACCCGCTTCGTGTCGAGTTCAAGGCCCTCGACGGCGACGGCGAGGTCTACCTGTCACTCGACAACGGCGGCAAGGACAGCGACGGCAACTTCTACCAGACCAACAACAGCGGCGACGACCGCTATACCGGCGAGGAGATCGAGGTCACGTTGACCGACGCCGATGGGCACAAGGTCCGCCGGGATGACGGAAAGATCATCATCCGCGTGCGGAGCGTCCATACCAGCAGCCGACCGAACAGGTACATCAAGCTCAGCAACGTCCGGCTCGTTTGGGATGAGTGATGGCCCTGTACGACGGGCTCATTCACTACTTTAAGTTCGACGAAGCACCCGGCGGTGTGGTCAAGGACGAAGTCTACACCGAAGACGCTGTTCTGACGGACGCCTCCATAGACAGCGCGGAGTTCTTCGCCTCCGGACTCCGCACGGACCTCTCGACGGGTAAGGCCGAAGTCCCCGGAAACAAGCGGTACCGGCCGATCCCGAAGGTTACGGTGTCGGTGTGGGTCAACCTCGACAAGGCGCCGAGCACCATGTTCGGCACCAACCACATCATCGTCGACAAGACCGACTCCGGGTTCGTCGACCAGGGCTACCTGCTTGGCTGGATCGACGGCAACGACGACATCACCTTCCGCGTCTTCGACCTCGCCAACAACCCGGCCAGTGCGGTCTACACCGAAGCTGCCACGAGCGGCTGGATCCACTACGTCGGCGTAGCCACGCCGACTGCGGCCGTGCTGTACCGCAACGGCACCCAGGTTGCGAGCGGGTCGTTCAACGGCGACCTCAACGACGACCTCGGGACACCGCGGACGATCGGTCTCGGGTTCGAGGGCGTGATCGACGAGCTGGCTGTGTGGCGTCGGGAGCTGTCCTCGTCGGAGATCAGCGACTTGTACAACGCGGGCGCTGGTCAGGAGATCGACGTGCAAGCGATGGCGTCGATGGACCTCGCAGGCGAGGGGACGCCGCAGGTTACCACGACCTCGGTCGATTACGCCGAGATCATCAAGTCGGATAGCGACTTCGACCTGGACTTCTCGCAGTTCTACACGCCGCAAGAGCAGCTCGTCTACGGCACGTTCGACGTTCTGTCGATTGAGTCGCCCCCGGGCGTTCTTGGGAGGACCGGGTCGCCGTACCCGATCCTCGAACCACTACAGTTCAGCGACCCGGCGCCGCAGCTCGTCGACGTGACGGTCAACACCGATCACCTCATGCAGGTGACCACGCAGATCGGGCCGACGCCGGAAGGCGCGTTGTTCACCTACTTCGAGATTGACACCGGCGAGAGCGGGGAGCGCGTCCTAATCGAGCTGCAAGAGCCGGCCATTTTCAACACGCGGATATTCCAGAACTTCATATTCCAGATCCCGTTCGGGTTCAACTTCAACGGTATGCAGATCCGCTACGTGGCGCGGGCGGCCGAGAACGCGAACATCGAATGGTTTTCGGAATGGTTCGTCATGGAGGGCGACAACTTCGACAACACGGACTCCGGGGAGTTCACCCCCGATCCGCTACCGCCCGGCCCGCCGCTGGGAGATCCGCTGCGCGACACCCTCGGTAAGCCAGGGCCGGGCGTGTTCCGCAAGCCGGTGCAGGACTTCTCCGGCACGCCCCTTCGTAGGAGGCGCATCTAATGCCGTTCGGTGACCAAGCCATCGGGTTCTTCCTGCAACTCGACGACCAGATGAGCCCCAAGCTCAAGAAGGCGGGGACTAACTACAAGAAGTTCACGGACCAGATGGAGGCGTCCAACAAGCGCGCCTTCAAGTCGTCGTCGAAGCTGTTCACTGACCTCGGGGGAATGGCCGACGCGTTCGGTCAAAACGTCGCGAAGAACGCCGGTCGCGGGTACGCGAGCGCGCTCAAGGAGATCGAGAAGAAGGCGGCGAAGCCGATCACGCAGCGGGTCAACTTCGTCATCGCGGCGGAGACCGAGCGCAAGCTGACTACGATGATGAAGAAGTCGGTCGGAGAGGCACTCGGCCGGGCCAAGCTCGTGCTGACGGCGAAGAAGCCCACGCGCCGCAACCCGCTCTTCGACCGCTCTGTCTCATTGTCACAGGCCTACGGTCAGATGACCCAGCCTCCGGACCTCGCCGGCATGATGCGCAACCTGCCTCGGTTCCAGACGGGCGGCGAAGTGCCCCCGCCCTCACCGGGAACGCCACGCGGTGCGGGCCGGGACAAGACGTTGATCTTGGCTGAGCCGGGCGAGCTGGTGATAAGCAAGCAAGCCTTGGGCAAGATCAGCTCGATGCCCAAGCAGTTCCGCGACACGTTCAAGTCGCTGCGCCTCGTCACTGAGGAGCTGTCTGTACTACAGTCGGAAGTGAAGCTCGGTCTCGACCCCAAAGCTCCTGACCGCTTCAACGCGAAGCTCATGGAGGTCGAGGAAGTCAGCTCCATGCTTGGCAGGGAGTACGGCGAACTCGAAACGAAGCTCAAGAAGCGAATCCTCCCGCAGATGGAGGACATGCACGACGTTGTGCGCGACCTCAAGCGACCGCTGCACTCCACCGCCGACGACATCGAGCGCATCGGTGACGAGGCGCAGGAAGTCAAGAACACGTCGCTCAGCTTCCTCGGCGTGAGCGAAGCCCTGGAGCACGTGCAGGACGGCGTCCGGGGCCTCTTCCAAGCCAGCGGCCAGTTCCTCGATACCGCGGAGGCCGGTACCGGGACGTTGGACAGCATGGCTGACGGTTTGTTTGAAGTCGGCAGGAATATGGGGAAGACGCGTGTCGAAGCGGTGAAGTTCGGGCGCGAACTCATTACTACGGATAATAGGTACGGTAATCTCATCTCGGCGTCGGAGCAGATCGAATCCGCCGGTGTGCTGCGCGAGTTCGGCGCAGGGGAAGAGTTCATCCGCCGGCACAACTCGGACCTCGCTGCCACGGCTAAGATCGGGTTGAATGTCGCAGAGCAAATGTACCAGATGGGTGACGCCCTCAAGTTCACGCGTGAAGAGTCCATCGCCACCGCCCTCGCCACGAGGAATCTCGGGGCAAGCACGGCTTTGGGGTTGGAAGGCGCCCAACAAGCGCTTGCCGAGATCATCGACCCAACGTCCGCCACCGGCTTGGCGCTCAAGCAACTACCGGAGCGTATGCGATCCAGCATGGTGCAAGGTCTGGTGGGTGTTAGGGCCGCGTTCGGGGAGGAGTTCCTGGACCTCGGCAAGGACTTGACCGAGAAGATCGCGCTGAGCCTCGAAGATTCGGAGGCCGGGATCGCCGCGAGGCAGTCGTTGCGCACACTGACCGACTTGGATCCGCAGCAAATACAGAAGATGGTGCAGGAAGGCAACATCGAGGACGTCGTCCGCGCAATGGCCGACAAGGCGAACCGTCTTGGGATCAAAGGCCTCGCCGCGGAAGGGTTTGCGGAGATCGCGCAGGTTGACCCGACCGCGTTCCGCAGTTTCACGGAGCGGCAAGAAGAAACTATAGACACGGCGGGGAAGGTGCGCGACTCCTTGGTCGAAACCACCGGAGCGGCGGAGAAATTGGAGAAGGCCGTCGCGGGTCAGGTCCCCGTGTGGAGCGAGTGGACCAACGCGGCGCAGCGATTTGTCGCGGACAAGGTCGGCTTCGACGTCATTGAAGCCCTCGACGGGATGAACTTCCAGATGATCGCGTCCGCGTTCTATCTTGGTCAGATGGCTAAAGGGGCGGTCGTTTTCGCGGCGCGGGCCACCGGCGCCATGCTCCCCGCTCTTGGCGGCGCCATTAAGAAGCTGTTCATGTTCCAGAGGGCGGCCAAGGGTGCCGCGGTCTCCAGCGTCGCGGGCGCGGGCGCGCGCGGGGGCGGCCTTGGAGCTATGTTCGCGGGTGTCGCCAAAGGCCTCGCCGCGTTCGCCGCACCGCCGGTCATCCTCGGCACCGCCGTCATCACCGGCGCTATCATCGGCCTCGGGTTCGCCGCCAAGGTCGCCGCGCCGGCCTTCGAGGTGATCCTCAACGGCATGCAGGGGATCGTGGCGGTCTTCCAGGAGATGGACCCGGGGCAGATCGTTGCCAGCACGGCCGCGCTCGCACTACTCGGCCCGAGCCTCGCCGCCATCGGCACGGGCACCGCCGTCATGGCGACCGGCATGCTTGTTGCGGCGCCGGCCATGATCGCGTTCAGCGCGGCGATGGAGAAGTTCGGCGGGGTCACCGGAGTCGGGTCTACCATGAGCGACGTCGTCATGGGCCTCATCGCTGGGTTCGACGTGGACCAACGCCAACTCGACAAGTCGCTCGGCGTCATCAAGAGCGCCGCGGTATTCATGGGAGCCTTCGCCGCCATTTCGACTGGTGCGCTCGTCGGTGTCGCTGTATCGACCGTCGTCAACGGCGTCGACAAGATCACGTCCCTGTTCGGGGGTCGCAGTCCGTTCGACCAGCTCACCGACTTTGCAGGCCGCATTACCGGCGTCATCAACAACCTCGCAACCGAGTTCGACCCCAGCAAGGTCGCCGTGGACGGACTACAGACCGCCAACAAGGTGTTCGCGGGAATGGGCAACTTCATGGCGAAGTTCGCCCGCACCGCCGCCCTCGTCGCCGGCATCGGTCTCGGTGCATCGGTCATGGGCGCGATCGACACATCGGTCGAGTTCTGGACCGGCCGGGATATGGCGAGTCACATCGTCAAGAACGGCCGGGACATTCGACGCAGTGTCACCGGGCTCAGCGACACTTTCCGCGCGCTCGATAGCACTGCCACCTACAAGGGGTTCGACTCCACCATCAAGGTGTTCGAGGCGAGTGGCGAGCTGTTCCTCGCCTTCGAGGAGGTCAGTGATGCCTTCGACCGCGCGGACCCAGGTGCGATCAAGGAGATGCTCAGCACGGCCGGCGACTTCTGGTCGGACAGCACCGCGACCGGCCGCATAGTAGCGGTAGGCAAGGACATCGCCGCTACGGCTCCGAAGCTCGCGACCATCTTCGGCCCCATCAGCGGCAAGGACACGGCCGATGCGTTCGGTACGACGGTCCAGGCCTTCCGCACCACCGGGGCGTTCCTGCGCAACTTCACGCGGTTGCGCGAGCTGTTCGACGACGTGGACCCGGGCGTTTGGGCCGCGGTTGCGAACAAGTTCGCAACCATCTTCGGCGGCGAAGAGACGCCCGGCAAACGCATTGCCGCGGGTGGCGCGGACATGGTGACCGCGATCAACGAGATCGTGACTACCTTTGCCGCCCTCAACACGGACGCCCTGACGAGCACCGCGGAGAAGTTCAGCCCAACCGGCCAGTTCCTCAGCTCGCTCGGACTACTCATGCAGGGCTTTAACGACTTGGAGCCCATCGCCAACAAGCTGGGGAATACCGAGTGGCTCTTCGGCATGTTCGGAGACGAGGGCAGCATCGAGCCGGTGCTGGCGCAGTCGGACAACATCCGCGATGCGATGGAGAAGCTGTCCGAGACGTTCCGCGGTATGCGGATCAGCGCACGCGCGACCGCGCGTCTGGCCAGTGCCGGCGACATGATGAGCAGCCTGGGCGGCATCGTCCGTGGGTTCCGCGCGCTCGACAACATCGACTTCGACGCGATGAACGATCGCGAGCGCGAGCGCATGCGCGGGAAGCTCCAGTTCGTGATGGAGACGATGGCGGCCATCGGGTTCGACATCCCGACCGCCGATGACTTCCAGGCCGCCGGCCTCGCCAATGTGCCGTCCGGGTCCGAGATCCGCAGTCTGATCGAGGTCGTGGTGGGCGAGAACAGCCCGCTCGTGAAGCAGCAACAGGAGACGAATCGACTACTCGGTAACATCGCGACCTTGCTCAAGAGCAGCGGACAGGGTACGATTCAGATTCAGCAGGCCCCGCAAGGCGCGACGCTACCGCGCCCCGGACCTGACACGCGAAACATAGCGGGTGGAAGCTAATGGCAGCCGAAGGTGGATCCCAAGTTCTAGGCGTAGGCGGGCGCCCCCTCAACTCGCGGGCAGCCCCGCGAGGCATCGACTATACCCAATGCCTCGCCCCGCGCCTCCAGTCGAGCCAGTTCAAGATCGCGATCGAATCGACGTGGTGGGGGCGCCATCAGGACATTTGGCCTTCCGGCCTTCGTGAGGCCAACGGCGACAAGTCCGATTCCCTCCAAGTGGTGTTCCTCGACCTCGAAGACGGTATCGAGGAGAACCTCACACCGAACTATGCCGACATCGAGGTGCTCGGGCGCGCCGAGAACTTCAAGGTGTTCGTCGGCGCACAGAACAAGGAGATCCCCCTACGACTACGGTTTTGGGCCCAGGGTCGCGCGACCAGCCCCAACCGCATCACCGACATCATCAAACAGGAAGTCCTGGTGCCGGTCCGTTGGATCGAGCAGCTCAAGAAGCCGCTCGTTGACGACCGCAAGGACCCTCCCCTGTCCATCGCGCCGCCGCCGGTGATCCTCACCGTTGGCCGGTTGCTGGCCGCACGGTGCATCGTATCGGACGCTAGCGTTCGGTGGATGGGGCCGTTCACGACTGACGACGTCCTACCGTCCGGGGCGGAGGTCGACATCACCTTCACGGTGACGCGCGACCTCATCAAGCGGACAGGTGCGTTCGCCTCTCAGGTGGACACATAATGGCCGAGACCGTCTCACTCCTCAAGACGAGCCGATTCAAGGACACCGCGATCTTCCGTGCGGAGGTCGACAAGGTGATTACCGCCCTCATCGAGGTGCCGCCCGAGTTCTACCAGACTGACCCGAACTCGAAACGTCACACCCTCGCACAGCATGAGATCGGATTCCTGGATCGGTTGGCCGTCGCCTACTACGGCGAAGGCTTCGAGTCCTTGTGGGTTGCCGTCGCCTTCGCCAATGGCGTCACCGACCCGGAGTTCGATCTTCAACCTGGGGACGTCCTGGTGATTCCACCGCGTCCGCTCGTCATGCAGTTTCTAGCGAGGGCCGGACGTGGGGGTACTTGATAACACTAGAGACAGTCGACAGTCCCTTGTGTTCGACCTCGCCTTCCTGGGCGTGGACGCGCAAGGGCGCGACGTCGAAGTAGCGCTCCGGGCGGATCAGTTCCTCCAGTCGATCAACATCCAGTTGAAGGAAGCGGCGTGGACAGGGACCGTGGTCCTGTTCGATCGCCAAGGAGATGCCCTCGACGCGCTCCTGTTCGCCGCGGGCGACCGCAGGCGCGTGCGCGTGAGCTGGGGGTGGGAAAAGGCCGGGGTCGACATAGGACAATACCCGAAGTTCCTCGGTGTCATCACCAAGCCACTACCGCAGTTCACACCACAAGGCGTGACGCTGACCCTGGAGTTGTCGGGGGTGAAAGCGGCACAGCAGTACCGCGACCGGAAGATCCGCTCCTTCGCTGCCGGCACCTTCATCAGCAGCAACGACCCGGGCGACCCGGGCGTCTTCCAGCAGATCGCCGCGGCCCGCGGGTGGAACTACGACGAGAACACGGTCGAGGATAGCTCCGACAAGTTGACCGAATCTGCGACAACGAACGGAGAGAGCGACGTCGAGTTCCTCCTCCGGCTGGCCACGCAGACGAAAGGGAAAAACGGGAAGCACTTTCTGTTCCTCGTCGAGGACCGTGACGGACGCACGCACTTCCGAACCTTCGACCACCGGGTCGACCAGCGTGGTGTGCGTGCGTCCGACCGGCGAGCGGTACGGGCTCGGTACGTGTTCGCCCGCGGAGTCGACGGCGACGTCATCAACTTCGCCCCCAGCGACGAATCATTCTTCAAGACTTTGTTCGGCGGGGGGAACACGGAGTTTGTCGGGTTCAATAGTCTCGACGGCACCGCTCTCAAGATAACCACGTCGCAAACCGAAGGAGTGCCCGGCATACCGCTTACGACCCTTGGTGACGCGGTCGCCGTGCCGTCGTTTGAGGGCACAGCGCTCTACCGAATCAACATCCAGGCCCGGGACGCGGCCGAGTTCCAGCGTCGCGTCGTCGCGTTGCACGACCGCATGCGCGAGTTTACCTACAAGGCCGAGCTGGAAGTGCGAGGAACGCACGCTATCCGGCAGTACGATTACATCCGCGTCGAGTACCTACGAGAGAACGGCGACCTCCACTACCTCAGCGGTACATTCCGCGTGATGGAGGTGGAGCATGACGTCAGCACCGGCGGGTGGACCACGCGCTGCCTGATCGTGCGGGAGGGTGCGAACCCGCAGCCCGGGTCGACACAGCTCCAGCCCACCGAGACGATCGTTCCTACCGAGGAGCAGGCGCAAGGCGTCAACCAGGAGTCGGTCGGCAGGCACGAACGAATTGAGCGAGGGATCGAATGACACCGGACCCTGACAACATCGCGGGCCTGTGGCGCGGCGTCATCGTCAGCACCGACGACGAGCAGTTCCGCGCACGGTACAAGGTGCGCGTCCCGGAGTTCTTCGCGGAAAGCATCCCGGTAGACCATCTTCCTTGGGCCGAGAGCGCGCTCGGGATGGCGTCGAAGAACGCAGGGGACAGCCCGCCCCTCAGCACCGGCGACGTGGTGTGGGTCATGTTCGAGCGCGGCCGTCGCGAGCACCCGGTCATCGTCGGGGCCGCGCCGTCGCGATCCGCCAACTTCCCGGACCTCCCAACGGCCGTCACGAGCGACTACGCACAGAACCGCAAGCGGTGGCGTCGGCAGGACCGCCAGGGGAACTTGGTCGAGCTGTCCGAGAAGAGCGACGAGATGTGGGTGCGCCTCCGCTCCGGGCGGGCTGAGGTGATGGTCTCGAAGCGCGACAACAGCGTCCGCCTCCGCTCCACGGGGCCGCTCCAGATGCAGGGCGCCGGCGGCGAGATCCGCATGGCGGCGTCGCTGCTCGTCGAGGCTGCAACGCTGCTGCTGCGCGCAGACCTCATGCGCCTCACCGGCAAGGACGCCGTCCTGTCCGCGGACAACGAGGTCAAGGTTGGCCACGACGTGGATCCGGTCACCGGACTCTCGACCCAGGCTGACAAAGCGTCACTACAGCCGGAGGAGCTGGTGCTGGGCCAATACGAGGACACCGCGCAGGCGAAGACGCTGGTCGCTTCGCTTCGCGCCCTCCAGTCCGTTGCCATTCAGTCCGGGGGCGAGCTGACCGTAGAGGCGGACGGCACCATCTCGATCAAGGGCGTGGCCGGCGTCAGAATCGAGTCCGATGCGGACGTCGACGTCAAGGCTCAAGTTGCCCGGATCGAGGCCGCAATCGAGGCGGTCGTCAAGTCGGAAGGTCAGGCCAGCATCGAGGCCGTGGGTCAGGTCGACGTCAACTCATCCGCGCAGGTGACCGTGCGCGCCCCCCTCATCTCCTTCGAGCAGGTGTAACATGGCCGTTTGCGGGTGCCCCGACATTGTCATCACGGTTCTCCAGGCGTACGTCAGCCGGGAGCTGGGGAAGGTGCGCCAAGCCAAGTTCTACGAGAACGCGCTCAACGCGGCAGTCGGCAGTATCACGGTCGATACAGTCGCCAAGATAGAAGGGATCGTCGACATCATCCCCGACCCGATCGGCATCTCCTTCACCGACCTCGTCAGCTACATCACGTGCCCTCTGTTCCCGACCGCGCTCGCGATCAAGCAGTACGAGGCGTCGCGGACCGCACAGGACGAGACGGCGCTCCTCGACACGTTCCAAGGCATCGACCCCGAGACGCAGAAGAAGCTGATCGAGGGGATGGCGCGCGATTACTCGTCCCAGCTCGAATCTGATTACCGAGACGGGATACAGGGCCTAGACGAGGCTCCGGCCATCGGCCTCGCGCAGCAATACCAGGACGAGTTGAAGTCCATCGACCTCGACGCGGACAGCTTGGCTATCGCCACTACGGCCGCGACCCAGGTTCAGACGACGTGTCCCGCCGTGTTCGCGGGCTCCGTGTTCGAGGAGTTCCTCGCTGAGACCACCGACTTCTCGATCAACGCCGGCGTCTCCTCGGGCGTCGGCGGGGGGCTCGGTGACGTTTTGTCACTGATGGCCCAGGCCACGGTCAAGCTGGAAGGTTGGAAGCAGATAGCCGCAGGCGGGGCGACGCTCGGGGGGATCGGGGTATGACGCTGGTCGCCGTGGCGGGAATTGGGTCGGCAGTCATGGCGCGGGGCGGCGACAGCTTCTCGGCCCCGTTCGACGTTCCGCCGGCCCCGTTCGTGGTGTCGTCGGGGAACCCGCTGGTCACGTTCGGAAGCGCCAGGATTGGCGGCCGTCTGATTACGGCGGCGTCGATCGTCAGCCTCATCGTTTTCATCGCAGGGGAGCCGCTGATCTTGGAGGGTGCCACCATCACTACCGTCGACGGGTTTTCGGGGGTTGTGAATCCGTCCATGACCGCTGGTTCTTTCCTCAACTCGCAGTAGGATTCGAGGCATGCCGGACAACGCCACCACCGATATAGCTCTTCGAGGGCTTGCGCTCCCGGCCCTGCGCAAGTCCGGCGGGTACTTCCGCGCCGCCGGCAAGTACGACGTGGCGTGGGGCGACGTGCTGGTGGCGATCCTCACCCCTATCGGGTCCCGCCCCGGGCGGAGGTCGTTCGGGTCCGGCCTGCACTTCTCGCTATTGGAGCCCCAGCTCTCCAGCAACGAGGCGGTCGTCGAGTACGCGGTCCAGGAGGCGGTGGCCCGCCACGCGCCGCACGTGTATGTCGAGCAGGTCCAGGTCCGCACGAACGCGCGGAAGATCCAACTACACATCACCTTCGGCCTCGTCAGTGACCGCCTGACGCAGGAGCGGGCTGTGGCCATCGACCGAGATACGGAACTCATGCTGATCGCGGAGAACTTCTTATGACGACTGCGCTCAAGCCGACGAGCTATACCAAGCGAGAGTTCGAGACGATCGTCGAAGAACTCACCGACGTCGTCAAGAAGACGCGTCCCGAGGACTGGTCCGACTTCTTCGAGAGCACGTTGGGGACAACGCTCATCGAACTCCTGGGCTACGTGGGCGACATCGTCTCCTTCAACATCGACAGCGTCGCCACCGAGATTTTCCTAGCCACCGCCCGGCGGTACGAGAGCGCGCTCCGGTTCGCTCAAAGCGTCGGCTACCGCCCCCGAGGACCCGTCGCCGCCGCCGTCACGGTCACCATCGACGAGATGCCCGCGGAGGTGACCACCAACGGCGCTCTCATCACCAAGGGCGAGGTCTTCACCGGCGCCAACGGCCGGTCGTACGAGCTGCTCGATGACGTCGTGATTCCGGCCGGGTCAACTACGGCCTCGCTCCTCCTGACCGAAGGTGCGGAGCTGACGGAGACGTTCGACACCAACAACCTCCCTAACCAGACGGTGCAGCTCTCCTCGACCGGCGTCGCTGACGGATCCTGGGAGGTGTTCGTCGGGGACCCGAGCGACCCGCTCAACCGGTGGGTCGAGGTGGAGAACCTCGCGCTTCGCGAATCTACCGAGCAGGTTTACACGGCGCAGTACGCTCCGAACGGGTCGGTCGTCTTCACCTTCGGTGATGGGTCCAACGCCGGAAAGATCCCGGACGGCGAGATCACCGTCCGCTTCCGCCGGACAACCGGCACCGGAGGCAATACCAGCGGCCCGGGGAACGTGACGGGCGCTGTCACGGCGGCCTTGATCGAGACGTCGGGGACGGTGCAAATGTCGTTCACCTCTTCGACTGCGGCCCGCGGCGGTATCGACCGAGAGAGCCTGGAGGAGATGCGGGTGAACATCCCCGCGTTCCTGCGCTCGTCCGATCGCGTGGTCACACGCGACGACTACGACCTCGCCATCCGCCGGGTTCCCGGTATCGCCCTCGGATTCGCGGACATCCTTCAAGCCAGTTACGCGACCAACCTCGTCATCATCTACGCGTGGGCGAGCGAAGCGGTCGACATGGTGGTCAGCTCCGGAAGCGTGGCCCAGGACACCGTGGTCCCCTACACGCGGTATGCGCAAATCTCAGGGACGCAGCCCTTCGAGATCCAGCAGTTTCTTCGCGATCGGACCATGGTCACAGTCCACAACGCCGTCGCGACGCCCGATCAGGCCTACGTCGACATCTACCTCGCGCCGGTCGTCTACGATCAGCGGTTCGAGCCGCAAGCTGTGCACGCGGCGATCGTGACGTCGTTGGTATCCCTGTTCGAGAACAGCAGCGGGTTCCTCATCCGCCTGTCCGACATCTACGCAGCCATCGACAACGCGACGGGCGTGCTGTCGTGCCTCATCGACCGCATCCTGTTCAGCCACGTCCGCAAGGCCAAGGCGACCGGCTCGATCCAGGTCACGAGCCTTGTAGGTCTGGAGGCGCAGAGCATCACCATCGACGATAAGACGGGCGGATTCCCGCGCACGTTCGAGTTCGACGACAACGGCGCCGTGGCCGGCGGCAGCGTCCTCGTGCAGATCGGCGGGACCATCGACGAGACCGTGGAGAACCTGACCAACGCCATCAACGGTCACGTGCAGATCACCGCGCGTCAGGACGACAACGACCCGTCGATCATCAACCTCACGCACCAGCTCGCAGGCGCGGACTTCAACGAGCCGATCACCTCGACCGGTGGGCCCGTGGCCATAACCGGCATGTCTGGCGGCGACGACACCCTGGCGCTGACCCACGAAGACTACCGCCGGGACGTTGCGCCGCCCGTCGACCCGTGGCCGTCTGGCGGATCACCCCTTCCTGTGCTCCCGCCCGCGCACCCGGACTTCGCCACGCAATCAGGCGACGCGGCCGGGTCCCTTCCCTACCTCCCGCTGCAAGACGTTCGCGTCCAAGCGGCCGTCGACCGTCGTCAGTTCTACGACGACAGCTTCCTCTACAACAACGAGATCCTCTACAACGGAGGCATCGTCCTGGACTCTGCGGTCCAGGCGATCAACCTCCGCGGACTCTTCTTTGAACTCGTGAAGGGCTGATCCCATGGCGAACAACACCACGAACCTCGGTCAGCGAATCGCTCTCGGCGTCGAGGCCGGAGCGGGCGACGGCATCGTCGGCATCGCGACCTCACTACGCCTCTACACCTCCTCATCGACGCCCAGCAAGGATGGGACAGGCTTCGTCGAAGTCCCTGACGGCAATGGCTACTCGACCGGCGGTATCGCCATCAGCGAGAGCGATTGGGTGAGTAGCCTCGATGGCGGTAACGAGCAGGTGGTCCTCAAGCCCGGCGGCGTGGACCCGCAGTTCCAGGCCTCTGGCGGCACAATCGCCAACGTCGCAGGCGCCTACATAGCGGACGGCTCCGGTAACGTTCTGGCGTGGTTCCCGCGACCGGGCGGTGCGGTCTCCATCGGCGCGGGCGAGACGATCACGGTCCGCGACACCACCATCAAGGCTATCTGATTCCGCGTAAGGATCCCGGCTCATGGCCACTACCGTCACCGCGCCACTGACCAGCCTCACCATCACGGACGAAACGCCGACCGTGACAGGGGCGGTGACGGTCTCCCCGGCCACCATAGACATCGCGATCAACGATCCCGCCCCGAACGTCGCCGTGGTCGTCGACGGCGGTTCGCCTGACGACCTCGCGATCAACGAGCCCGCGTCCAACGCCGCCGTGGTGGTTCCTGCTGGGACGCCTGACGACTTTGCGATGGCAGACCCGCCGTCCAACGTCGCCGTGGTAGTTCCTGCCGGGACTCCTGACGCCCTCGCGATCAACGACCCGGCCCCGGTCATCAGCTTCCCCTACGTCGATACGCCGTCGACCATCGACATCGCCGCCGATGAGCCCGCGCCGACCGTGAAGGTCGTCGTGCCGATCGGCGCGCCGGTCAACATCACCGCTGACGTTTTGACGCCGACCGTCACCGGCAAGGCGAACGCCTTCCCGCCGCTGACCAATATCGCGCTCGGGGAGCCCGCACCGTTCATCGCGTTCGGCGTCACGCTCCCGGTCGGCACCGACACGATCACGATGGAGGTGCCGGAGCCGAAGGAGGTCGGCCAAGCCGCGATCATCACGCCGGCCACGATCGACCTCGCGATCGACCTTCTCGCGCCCGTCGTCGATGCATTCACCCTCGCCTCACCGGACGCGATCAACCTCACGATCGACGTTCTCCAACCGATCGTTGACCAGTTCCTTGATCCCGACGTCAACGAGCTGGACCTCCAGACCGACACTAACTACGAGTTCGCCATCGACATCCCTGTCGATGAGCTGCTCCTCGACACCAGCACGGACGTATGGGGCGGCACGTTCGACATCCCCGGCCAGTTCCAACAACTGTCGCTGTCGACGTCGGCCTCCTTCGTCCTCGCCGCGGCCGAAGGCGCGGGCCCCGAAGAGCGCGCCGCTGCTCTCGGCTTCCGTCCGAGCACTCTGCTCCTCGTCCGTGCGATCGACATTCAGTCGATCAATCAAGGGATCGACGAGCTGGAGCCCGGCGACTCGTTCCTGGTGAGCAACGTCTTCGTGGAGAATCCGAACGACACGTTCTACCTCTCGGGCGCGCGCCGCGCGTACGTGGGGACTCTGCTCGAAGACCTCACGTACGTGTTCCGCCCGCCCGAAGTCAACGAGGTGGTATGGTTCGTGCCGCGCGCCGGGGGCGTGGTGTTGGTGGACGGCGAGGAAGTGGAAGCGGTTACGGACAACTGCCTCTACCGGTACCACGAAGACCCCGAGGTATGGCTGGAGTACAGAACCCTTCCGCAGCGTGCGGTTGAAGGTCAGATGCTCTTCGCGCTCCTCGACCCGGACGGGATCTACGATTACTACGCGAAGCTGATCGGCGGTGCTCACGCATCGTGGCATTACGACATGCGCCGCCTCCAGGACGCCTACAACCCCGCCGAGACCCCCGAAGAGTTCCTCCCAGCGCTCGCCGCTCAGTACGGCTTCCGTGACGACGCGACGCGTCCTGTCGATGTGCGCCGCAAGGAGCTAGCGCAGACCATACCCATCGCCCGGAGCAAGGGCCGCGTTCTCGGCATCAAGCTACTGTCCCTCAACCGGGACTATAGGGCCGAGCTGACGGAGATTTGGGTAAAGACCGACGCTGCCGACAACTTTACCGACCTCGACGACGCCCCGGTTGGGGCCGTGCACGCGGACGCGGCGGGGAACGTGACCATCTCCGTCGCGGAGATGGCCGAGATCCAGGACATCCAACCGCTTGCCATTACCGGCGAGAAAGGGATCCAGTTCTTCGACGCCCCTCACGGCTACTACTCGCACAACCCCGACATCGAGACGGGCGCCCTGGCCGGCTGGTGGCCAAGCTCTCGGTTCACCCTGCACCTCAACGAGCTGGACGGGTCGCCGCTCGACGTGGTCGCTCTCGGAGACGGGGCGGACCTCAAGCAAACCATTGTCGACCTTCTCGCACGGGACGGAGCCCCCGTGTTCGCTACCATCCGCTTCTTCGCCACCGACATCCCGGTGGCGGGTACCGGAGACGGCGATTCCCTGCGCGTGGGGGATGAGATGATCGTGAGCGGCAACCCCGAAGTCACTGAGACCCCGGACGTTATCGAGCTGGCCGTCGAGACGCGCCCGGTGGTGGTGGCCACAGCTTGATCCTCACCGCCAAACGGAGACTATGACGCAATGTCACTGAGGTCACAGGCCCTAACGATCAAGGGGGAGGTTCGCATCACGCGCCTCCCTCGGGGAGTTGATCGCCTCCTCACGCCGTCCGAGCACGCGGCGTGCGTGCGGTCGCGGCATGCCGAGGTTCTGGTCCTCACTACTAACCTCGTTACTGATATAGGGTTAGAGGCATTTGCGGGCCTGTTCGCCGGGGGGTACGGCGGCCCGCTCATCGGCTCGACGGCCTACACCGAGACCACCATCCACGATCCCGGCGTCAGCGGTTCCTTCGGGCACACCATGAAGCTAGGCGCCGACCCGATCGGGTCTCTCAACGCCCCGGCTCCCGGGGACACGGACATCGAAGCCGCGGCCATTTTCCAGCGGTCCGTGGACGGGGTGCCGCCCATGACCGTGACCTACCCGAGCGCGGGTCGCGTGCAGTTCTCCGCCGTCGTCCCCCAGCTCGACTTCGGCGGTACCACCTTCACGGAGGAGGGGTTGTTCTCGTTCGACGGACAGCTCTTGGCTCGCACCACGTTCAGCCAGCCGAAGACGGCGAGCTTCGCGCTCCAGTTCGACCATTTGCTGACGCTGGGCAGGGCCTAATCGACATGCATCCACGTCTCCCTCCGAACCGCCGCAGCCACGTTCACGCCGCTCACGCCGAACTTCCGGCCGAGCGCTGCGAACGTCGCGCCTTCCGCGTGCTCTTCCCGCATGGCCTTGACCTTCGCCTCTGTCAACTTCGCCTGACCGTGGCTGCTGCCGCGTGCGTGGTTCTGGTGCTTCCCCGCGCCGCCGCGGCTGACGTTGGCACCGTTGGACAGCCAGCGGAGGTTGCTGGCGACGTTGCGGGTTGTGTCCCCGTCGATGTGATCGACCACAGCGCCATCGAACGGTACGGGGCCATGGAACGCTTCACACACGAGCCGGTGGACGTACTTCCGGATCGAAGCACCATTACGCCTGAGCAGGACGCTGCCGTACTGGCGCTCTCGTCCTCCGCTCCAGTTCACGGACAGCACCTTCCCGATCGAGGTTCGTCCGTTGGGCGCCCAGCACCGCCGGACGTCTCCTTGGTCGGACACTTCGTAATCGGGGAACGCAGGGCACGGGATCCAGATCATACCGTGAACCGTAGTCAAACTGACACCCGGCGCAACATCTTCACTTTGGCGAGGGTCTGATCCATGGTGTCCATCCCGAACGTACCGATCACCGAAGTCCCGAGCGAAACCGGCAACGATGTTACTACGGAGTTCCCGTCCCTCCAGTCCATCACCGTCACCAACAGCGTCGGCCCCTTGGATGCGAACCGACAGCACAACGCGTCGCGGCAGCGGACGCTGACCCTGCGCGACCGCGCCAACAAGCTCATCCAGGCCGTCAACGCGATCGGGGACACCACGGACCCCGCTTACCTCCCTCGCGATGGCTCCGCGGCCATGACCGCGGCACTGCCGTTCGGTGGCTTCAAGGGCATCAACCTCGCGGACCCGACCAGCCCGCAGGACGCGTCGACGAAGGCCTACACCGACGCTGGTGACAGTGCGCTCCAGTCGCAGATCAACGACATCACGTCCGACTTCGTGCGCCGCGACGGCACCCTCGCCATGACGGCGGCGTTCAACTTCGGTGGCTTCAAGGGCATCAACCTCGGCACGCCGACCGCGAACAGCGACGCGGCCAACAAAATCTACGTTGACAATGCTATCTCCAGCATCACTGCGGACGTCGACGGCAAGGTGGACAAGGCCGGCGACACGATGACCGGCAATCTCGTGATGGACAGCGGGGCGACCGTTACCGGACTCCCGACGCCGGCCAACCCGTCCGATGCAGCGAGCAAGGCCTATGTCGACGCGCAGGTCGGCGCGCTCAGCATCGCTATCCAGTCGGCCGGCGTGAAGAACCCGACTGGCCCTGGCGGCGGCGAGGAGCCCGAACTCGGCACGACGCTCGGCGGTTGTGGGGGTCTCGACGGCACTGCGCCCACGTTGGATGCCGGCGGCGTTTTCCACTTCGATGCGGACCTCAACGTGGCTGGTGGTGCGCAGAACCCGGCGCGCGACATCTACGTGTTCTGCCAGGGCAACATCGTCATCAACTCGCCCATCACCGGATCAGGTGTCGTCGTCATCAAAGCGACGGGCAACATCGAGGTCAATGCGAACGTCGTCGGTTCGGGGGGCGTCGAGATCGTAGCCGGCGGCGCGTTGACCGCCGCGGCCTCGGCCAGCATCACCACCAACAACAACGCGAAGCTGCTCACACTCGAAGCCGCGGCGGCGATAACACTACCGGCGGGCTCGTCGCTCAATGGCACGATCATCAAGATCCACGCGCAAAGTGACTCGACCATCGCGGCCGACATCCGAGCCAGGTTCCACAACAGCGGTGCGCGCCGGTACTCCCTGCCGGACATCAGTGGAGGTACCTACAGTACCGCCGCCGGATTCAACTTCGACGAGGGGTCTGGCAACGTGACGTCATTGGCGCGCCACGGCGGTGAGTGGGGACGCACGCACGGCGTTGTGTCCGGCGGGGTCTCTTTCCCGCGCGTCGGTCTCATCCAGGACAGCGATTCTGACGATTTCAGCTACGAAGGCGAATTGGTCGACGTGAACAACCGTCCGTCTGTCGGTCACGTGCGCGAGCCGGCCTCCTACGCGGGTCACGGGGGTAATACAACCAGAAACGGGGCTAAGTTTGGCTGGTCCGGCGGTTCAGGCGGTGGCGGCGGAACGGGCGGAGGACGCGGCCAGCGGAACCTCGACAGCGGCAACTCCGCGGCCGGTCCAGTGAACCGCGCACGGGGCGCGGAACACTACTGGCTCTTCCCGATGCATCCCGGCGGTGGCGGTGGCGGTTGGGACCGCTCCGGAGGCGATGGCGGCGGTGCGGTCAACATCTACGTCGATGGCACGGTGACCATGACGGGCGGGTCGATCAACGCCAACGCGACCAGCGGGTCGAAGGACAACACGCATACCAGCGGCGGTGGCGGTGGCGGCGCGGTTCGAGTCGTGGCAACCGTCGAGCAGATCGGCGGGATCGTCATGCACGCCAAAGGCGGCAACGCTCAGCCGGGCGACGAGGGCGGCAACCACAACGACTCCGGTGCTGGCGGTGGCGGCAGCGTTGCGGTCATCTCCCCGACCGTCGACAGCGGGCTGGACATTGAGACCAATGCCGGTTCGTCGGACATCGGTAGCTATGAGCACGGCACGTCGATCACCGACATCACGTGGACCACGGAGCAACTACAGTGCTTCTACTCGGAGGGCTTCTTCAACCGATGAACCCGTCCGATATGGCCGAGATCCTCCAGAACCTCCAGTGGTGGGGCGCATCGCTTCTCGTGTTGTGGCTCATCTCGTGGAGGCTGTTCGCGTGGATGGACAAACGCGCCGACCACAAGCACGAGCTGGCTCGCGAATCAGCCAAGAAGGAGCGCGCGCGGAATTACTCCGACGCGCTCAACAACCTTGCCGATGCGCACCGCGAAACCTCAGCGCATACGCTGGCGTGGATGGAGCGTCTCGAAGGCGTTCTGTCCGGGACCATTGCGGAGCTACGGACGCTGTCCGGGAACGTGGGTGACCTCGTGTCGAAGAGTGAAGGAACGATGAGCGTCGAGGATTCGATTCGGATCTACGAGTCGTTCTTCCACCACATACGGCGGGAGTCCGCGCACATCATCGAAGACAGCCTCCGCGGAGACGACTACGAGGCGCGCCCGATTTTCGTCAAGAACAAGGTCCGCACGGCCATCGCCCGCGTCATTACCGCGTGCCGGGATCAAGCCCGGAAGATCCAAAACCTCGCCGTTCCGGTCGACCAGTTCTTCCAAGCCTACGTCACCAACAGCGGCGAGTACGACGCCGCGACGGGAAAGCCGGCCGGAGGGCCCGAGCGATTCGCGCTCTGTGATATGATTTGGAAGGCCGTCGCGCCGAGCTTCGAGGATCAGAAGCGAACCGGCGCCACCCAAGTCGCGCGCGAAGCCCGCCTCTACGTCGAAAACGCGGTCAACGACCACTTCTCGTGGATCGCCCACATCGCCCGTGGCGAGACCTCACCGCATCTCGTCGCACTGCCCCCCGGAGACGCTCCGTGAGCCCTCCGGTCCATCCCGCCTAACCAAGGAGAAGACATGCCCGTCTATAACGCAGCCAAGAAGAGCCTGTTCGACCAGAACCCGTCGATCGACCTCGATACCGACACGATCAAGGTCGCACTGCTCGCCAACACCTACACCCCCGACATCGACGCCCACACGTTCTTCTCGGACGTGAGCGCCGACGAGATCAGCGGCACCGGCTACACGGCCGGCGGTGAGACCCTCGCCAATGCGACGGTCACGCAGGACAACACCAACGACCGCGCGGCCTTCGACGCCGACGACGTGGTGTGGGCCAACGCCACTGTCACCGCCCGCTACGCCGTGATCTACAAGGATACGGGTACGCCTTCGACCTCGCCGCTGATCGCCTACATCGACTTCGGCAGTGACAAGAGCAGCTCGGCCGCGGACTTCACGATCCAGTGGAACGCGGACGGCATCTTCACCCTGACCTAACCCCAGCGAGGCGGTGAGTGGCAACCCTCCAGGTCTACAAGACCATTGACGGTCGTGATATTCAGATCGTTGTCCCCGAGCCCTTGACCGGCGCTGCGGGTCAGGCTCTCAACGACAACTTCAAAAATATCGCAGACTGTCTGGAGGAGTTGAAGTACATTGCCCCCGAGATCCTCTCCTTCTCGGGGGGCGGGACCGCAGAAGTGGGCGCCGTCGTCTCGTCGGTCCTATTGACTTGGACCCGAAACAAAGACGTCAACGACCAAACTATCGACCAGGGAGTCGGGTCGGTAGGGCCGACAGCGACGAGCCACCTCTTCACGGATCCAACCACGTCCGACCGGACGTGGACGCTCACCATCGACGACGGCCAGAACACTGACCAAGCGCAGACATCTCTGCTGTTCAAGCACAAGGTCTATTGGGGTGTCAATGCGTCACCGACGCTCACCTCCGCCGACATTCTGGCGCTCGCGAACAACGAGTTCCGAGACGACTTCCTCAAGAACTTCCGAATCGACGGCCAAGGCGCCTACGTGTGGGTCGCCTTCCCGCAGTCGTTCGGTCTCCCGCGCTTCCGCGTCAACGACGTCACCCACTCGGCCTGGGCCCAGCAAGCTCTGAACTTCACCAACAGCGAGGGGCACGTCGAGCCCTACTACGCGTACCGGACGGACACGGTCCACTTCGGCACGCTCGACGTGGAGGTGCTCGATGGCTGAGCGTAAGGGCACCCTCGTGGGGGCGCCGATCAAGGCCCCGGACGACCAGGACGTCTTCGCGCCCTTCGAGAGCGATGACGGCAAGGGCGGCCTGCATCAGGTCGAGACCACTACGGACCGGAACAACATCCCCTCCCATCTCCGGGTCGAGGGCATGCTGGTTACGGTCAGGAACTTCCTGAGCGGCTTCCCCAAGACGTTCCGACTCGGGCCCGGTATCACCAACTCCGACTGGAAAGTCTTCGAGGCCGGTGCTGGGCTCCGGGTCGTGGACCTCTTCACCCTCTCCGTTACGGACCTCAACAACAAGTACATCCAGCTCACCGCCACCCCCATCGAGCCGACTGACGTCGTGTTGGAGATTGCGGGAGCACCCATCCAACGCTATGGTGTCGACTACGTCATGGACGGCGCCATCTTCGACCGCCTGCGGTGGAACGGCCTCGACCTCGACGGCCTCCTCGAAGTGGGCGAAGAACTCACCGTCACCTACCAAGCCTAGCCGGAAGGAACACCGCCATGACCCTCATGCGAGCCAAATGGATCAACAAGGACGCTCAAAGCCTCGAAGACGATGGCTCCGGCGCCCTCCAAGTCTTCGTCGACGCGTCCGGTGCGATCGAGCGCACCGTCACCGGTATCAACGTGAAGTCCTTGGGCATCACGAACGGCATGCTGGCGGGCAGCATCGCGCTCTCCAAGCTGGCCGAGGCTGTGATCCAGGCGGACGGCGGGCAAGCCTTCACCGGCGACCAGTCGATGGGCCTCAACCGCCTCACCAACCTGGGGGCGCCGGTCAACCCCAACGATGCGGTGCGACAAACGGACCTCGACTCGGCGGTGACAGGCCTCGACTTCCAGGCGGACGTCGACGACATCCAGACCGATGGCACCCTCGATCCCGGCGCCTCGCCCTCTACCGGTGACCGGTACATCGTCACCGACACCGCGACGCTGCACGCAAACTTCGGCACCATTACGGGGGTCGAGAACAACGACATCGTCGAGTACGACGGGGCGGATTTCGTCGTCGAGTACGACGTGTCGGTCGAAGGCCCCGGCGCTCTGGTATGGGACCTCGACAGCGGCCAGTTCTATCGCTGGGACGGCACAAGCTGGGACCCCTTCGGCGGGCTCTCCGGCGTCACCGCGGGCGCGGGCCTGACCAAGTCGAGCAACACCCTCAACGTCGGTCAGAACTCGACCGGCGCCATCACGGTCAACGCCGACGACATCGCGATCAACTACGATGACGCGACCATCGGCATTACGGGCTCGGGACCGGGCTCGCTGATCGTCAAGAACGCAGGCATCACCGAGGTGCAGCTCGCCAGCTCGGCCTTCGGCAACGGCCTCCAGGGAGGCTCCGGGACGGTGGTGTCGGTGCAGGCCGATTCGGTCGGCGGCGCCAACATCGCCTCAGCGATCAGCGTCACCGTCAACGGCGTGGGTGTGCTCGTCGACGCGGACACCATCGGCGTCAACGGCTCGAACCAACTCCGCGTGAATCCCGACTCGATCGGAGCCACTGAGGTCGACCTCAGCGATACCTTCGACTTCGCCACGGCCGGCGGAACGGTCCAGGTCCCTACGCAGACCCAGGGCGATGGGTCGACGAACGCCGCTTCGACGGACTACGTCGACACCGCCATCGCGGCTGTCTCCGCGGCGATCACGATCATCGTGCACGTCATCACTGGCCCCGAGTCGACCAACGGGTTCTTCACGCTGCCTTCGGTGCCGAACGACCCGGCCGGCGTGCAGGCGTTCCCGCAGGGAGGTCCGGAGCAGGTCAACAAGCAGACCGTGGGCGGGAGCGGCGTGACGCCTGACTTCGACATCCTCAACAGCGACGAGTTCCACTTCAACAACAACGGCGCGGCCACGGGCCTCAGCGAGGACATCGCGGTCAACGACGAGTTGGTCGTGAAATACTTCGTCTGATAGCCCGTTCCTGGGATACATCCTGGTGACGCTTCGTCACCGGGCAAAAAGGGAACTGAATGGCTCTGACCAAGAACAAGTGGCTGGCAGAAATGCCAGCCAACACGCTCAAAGGCAACGCGCTCGGCGTCTCTGCCAAGCCTGCGGATTTGGCCGAATCGAACATCAAAACCGTACTTGACTACGTCGATCGGACGCGCGACGAGACTGTCGGCGGGAAAAAGACCTTCACCAATGCGACCGCAGCCGCCGACGAGACCGATGGCGCCATTGTGGTCCCGAATGGCGGTCTCGCGGTCGGTGGAAACATCATGTCCGGCAGCAAGGTCGGCGCTAAAGATGGGGTGCTGCTCGGCAGTCTTGGTTTGGAGACCGACCTCGCCGTCGCGTTCCCGCTCACCGACGGAACGCTCGACCCCGCCAGCCATACCGACGCCAACCGCATCGGTTGGTACGCGCACCGCGGATCGGGCGGCGGGTTTGGAACGGAGATCAACAGCCTCGGGCTGATCGGCTGTGTCGTCAACGGTAGCCTCATTCTGGAGATCGGCGACAACAAGGTCGCTACCAGCGGTGACCTTGTTTGCGGTGACGACCTCATTGCGCTCGACGAAATCCGGACTCGGAGTGGCGGTTCGGCAACCGACCCCAAGTTCGCGTTCCACGACAACAATGGCACCTATGACCCAATCACACTTGAAGTCGGTTGGTGGTACGACCCTGGCAGCGCGTTCATCGGCACCACTGTTGGCGGCACGCACATCCTGTCGACCTTCGCCGACCGCTTGGAGATCGAGGCGACTACTGATGCCACGCTCCCGACCAACGGCGCGCTCGTCGTTGCTGGTGGTATTGGCGCCGACAAGAACGTGCGCATCGGTGGCGCCCTGTACGCGCTCGTCAATAGCCTTAACGGGAGCAGTTTCTCTGTCGAGAACTTCGACGACGATTGGCAATATATCGTCGGGGAAACCTTCTCAGCAACCGACTGGCATGCTGCCTATTTCACGGGCCACCGAGGACGAGGCACCCAAGGCGCCCCGCAGAAGATTCAAGCCGGCGACATCCTCGTCGGGTTGGAGGGCAAAGGCCACACGGGTGCGTCGTACTACAAAGGCGTCGGGCTCTTCGGCTTCGTCACTAATACCCCAGCCGACGACGCGACCGGGTTCGACGCCCACTGGATCCTCGCCGTCAACGAGGAAGGCAATTCGGGCGGAGTCGAAGTCGCGCAGTGGACGAAGGACGAGAGCATCGTCAACCCGGATGCACTCGACCATGATTTCGTCGTCAACAAGCAAACCAGCGGCGAGGCTGCCCGCTACAACGCCGGCCTCGACACTTGGACGCTGAGCGGCGATGTCACGGTGGCCGATCAGTTGACCATCGGATCCGGATCGCTGCGAATCGCCGGGTTCACGACAACATCCGCCGCACCCACCACGACCGAGTACCCGAATGATAAAGACTGCGGTATCCACAAAAATACGGCGACGGGTGACGTCACGTTCGCCTACAATGACGGCGGAACGATCAAGACGGCCGATCTTACGTAAGGGGCTGATTATGGCACGCATCATCAAACAGGAGTCCGTCACCTATGACCGCACCGTCAAGGAACGGTCGTGGCGAGTCGAGCTGCTGACCGAGATCCCCCAGGACGAGCTGGCGAACTGGAACGATTATCCAGTCGTCGTCCACCGCGAGCTGGCCGAGCTGAGCGACCCCACTCCGCCCGGAGGTGACGTCTTCTACCGCGGACCGTACAGGCCCCGCAACCGCGAGATCCCGGCCGACCCTGGTCCCGTGGCCGACGGCCAGGACGGCACCGACCCACGTCACTACGAAGAGCCCGCCGCACCGTTCCTCCCCAAGGTTCGCTTCACGCTGACGGACATCGCCAACGCGACCGATGATCTCGGAAATCCCCAGACCGTCGACTTGCTCGACGGCGACGGCAACGTCGTCATGGCCGCTTTCCCTATGGCGCTCATTCCGTCTGCAATCATCGCCGGTATCGAGGCCATGGTCGACAAGGCGCACGCACGCGAGGTCGCCCAGGCTATCGACCGGGCAGTTCGGCAAGTCAACGGCGACGACTGACCCCTACCACTAACCCCTCCTAGCAGGAGAGACACATGGCAACGGCCACCCCTACCTCTAACCGCGTCAACCGGAAGCTCCGGAACTGTGACGTCCGGAGCCTCATGACAGCGATCAACTCCCTGGACGGGCGGCACAAGGCTCACGAGGTTGACGGGAAAACTGTCATCATTGTCGAGCCTTACGCACTCAGCGCCACGTGCCGCATGGCAATGGCGAGGAACTTGGGGATCCTGTCCTCGATCCACGACGCCATCGCCCGTGCGCATCGCGCCTTCTTCGCCCAACACGCTGACCCGGCCACGCAGGAGATCCCCGGCGACAAGGTCGACGAAGTCAACCGAGATTGGTCCGCCGTGATGCAGCAGGAGCAGGAGATCACGCTGTACACCGTTCCGGAGAGTGCGCTCGGTGTCGAGGAGAACCAAATCCCCGTGAGCACTCTCGCGCTCCTTTCCCCTCTCCTGGACTCCTACGAACCGCCCGGAGACATCGTCATCGGCAAGGGCGTCCCCGGCGATTGAGTGTGGCCGATCAGCTCACATGGCTAACGTTCAGCGAGGGAGAGTGGTGCAACTACACCGCTGACGAGTGGTGCATCTTCATCCCTGAGCCGATCGAAGCGGTTGTCGAAGTCGACACGCTCCAGCTCAACCTGTCGACCATCGACCCGGACGTTCGTCTCGGCACCCTTCTCGTCCTCGGGGGGGCCGTTGACGATCTGGTACTCGACCAGCTCGCTCCGGTCGTCGAGGAGATTCGCCGGCCAGCTACCCACGTCCCGCCGATCGAGGTTTACGCCGACGACGCCACCGTTGTCGCCCTGGTCGACACCACGCCCGGCATCCCCGTCCGCGCCGATGCGCCGGTCGTCGAGGTGCTCGGTGACGTTTCGTCACCGATCCCCGTGGACATCGACGGCTTGGAGGTTGTCGTGACGGTGGAATCTTACGATCTGCCCCTCATAATCGACCCGCGCACTGCGACCACCGCCTCGTCCGACGACGACATCGTGGTGGTCATCGACGAAGACGATCTGGACGGTCTCGGCGGCGGAACCGTTCGCATTCGAGGAGACTAACATGCCCACGCAGGTAATCGGCACGCGCGAGTTCCGTCTCGAAATCCCGGAAGGGAACCGGGTCACGATCGTGTTCAAGCTCAAGCGCAAAAACACCGGCGACCTCATCGACGTCAGCTCGGCGGACTCGATCCAGCTCGAATGGGAGTACGACAGCAACTACGGCCAAGCGGACGTCCAGGCGCCCGTGGACGCCGACAACGGCCATCCGGAGGCGGATTGGGCCAATGGCATCGTGGCGGTCGTTATCTCACAGGATGACGTCCTGGAGCGTGCCCGGACCGTTGGCGCCGCCCTCACCGTTACCTTCCCCGCAGTGGGCGCTGTGGACGGAGACATCCGCACCTACGCCCAGGGGATAATCGAAGTCACTGACCGACCGGGATATGCGCCGCCCGCCCCCTAGCGCGATCTTCGCGTGACATACGGGGAGAACCACTACGATTACCGCGTCACCCCTTATACCAAGGAGAGCCCTCATGCTCATGCGCTTCGTCATCGCGATGCTCCTCCTGGCCTGCCCGCTCCATCCTGCCCTGCACGCCGAAGAGCCCGCCCCCGAACCGGCAGCCGTCGCCGTCGACGACGGTGCCTCCGAACCCACCGCTGCCGAGGCCCCCGCGGCTTCGGAGGCCGACCGAAGTACCGCGCCCGCCGATAGCGCGGGCGCCTCCATGGAGGAGGGCAGCCTGCCTGGATGGGCCCAAGCGCTCATCGGGCTCATCAGTATCGCCATCTCGACCTTCCTGACCGCCTTCCTCAAGAATAAGGCGAAGGAAGCCAACGCCAACGCCAAGAAGGCGGAGTTCGACGCGAGCAAGAGCCTCCTCGAACAGAAGAACTTCCTCATCAACAACCGGCTCATGCCGTTCCTTTGGAACACCGCAGCGTACCTCACCGAGGAGCGGATCCCGATCTACCTCGACCGACTACAGGGCGGCGCGAGCTGGGACAGCATCAAGGACGACCTCGTCGGGGAACTCAAGAACCTCGCGATCAAGAAGTTCGCGGCCGAAGGCATCGACATCGTCGAGGCTATCGGGGAGGACGCGCTCGTCGGCCTCATCAACCGCGCGCTGGTCGAGAAGCTCCCGATTCCCAACGGCTTCAAGGATCCGGCCAAGTTCCTCGTCGAGAAGGCCGGTGGTTGGCTCACCGACAAGGGCGTCGCCTGGGTGCGCAACAAGGTGAACCGCGACGAGGACCTGGGCGAGGACCGCCCACTACAGCCGGCCGCAGCGGGGGCCTGACATGACTGGCGTCCTCGAAGGTGTCCTCGGGGTGGTCATCAAACAGGTGCTCGGGTTCATCCAGCTCTGGTGGGAACGCAAGCAGGCCGAGACGGCGAAGTGGAACGCGGCGACGGCGGAGGCGCGCAACAAAGCCCTCATCGAGGGTCAGCACCTCCAGAAGCGGCTCAACGCGGCCGTCAAGAATGCCAAGCCGACCGTCAACTCGGCCGCTGAGTGGAACAAGCGGATGTTCGGGGCCGCGGCCCTGGTCCTCTGCTGCGTCATGCTCACGGGCTGCTTCACGAAGCGCGTCTACGTGGAGCGGCCCATGCCCACCATCCCGGTGCCCGAAGCACCGGCGCTGGACGAGACCGTCGCGTTCGATGCCAACCACCGCGCCATCGCGAACTACGCGTCGGAGTTGCGGGCGGCGATCGAGGCCTACAACGACGAAGCGGAACAGCACAACGACACGATCAACGACTGACCCGGCCGCAGCGCGGCCGAAGGACGGACCATGAAAGAAACGATCGTCCCGGTCACGAGGACCAAGGTCCTCTCGATCGGAGAGGCGGCCCAGGCCCTCTCGCACATCCCTTCGGACAACAAGCCCTACTTCGCCTATTGGGTCGCGACCATCATGGGGGCAGTCGAAGCGGAGATGGACCGCATCAACGCGACGCTCAACGCACCTGTGAGCGAGGAGCTGGCCGCGTTCGAGCGCAAGCGGCAGGAGCTTTGCCAGCGATACGCACGGAAAGCGGGCGGGGAGCCGGTTTCCGGCCCGGACGGCAACTACGTGATCGACGACCTGACCGCGTTCCAGGCGGCCTTGGAGAAGCTCAAGGAGGAGATGCCCGGGGCCTACGAGAAGCGGCAGGAGCATACGGAAGCCCTCGACGCCTTCATGGCGGAGAAGGTCGACGTCGTGGCCACACGGATCCCCTTGGAGCGCATCCCCGGCGGTGTCAAGGGCGGGGAGCTGGCACCGCTGCGCGACTTCATCGACGTGGACATAACCCCCGCTTGACAGGCGGTTCCGCGGCCTTTCCCCGCGTCACCCGGGAAAGCCCTTGATAGCGGGTGACGAAGTGTCATACTCAAGGCATACCCCTCCACGACGCGGCCTCGCCGCAGGACAAGGAGACCGCCATGAGCACCCCCGAGATCGACCCCCACACCCACTTCCCGGCCGCGAAGGGCTGGGCCGTCAGCGCCGGCACCAACAAGTACGGCGACAAGGTGGCCTACGCCTCCCGAAACGACGGCCACGGCCGCTGCGTGACCTTCAAGCTGCCTCTCACGGGCAAGTTCATCGGCCGCGGCTCCGCCTGGGTCAAGGGCACCAAAGCCTACACCAAGTTCGACCTGCTGGAGCAGGGCGAGAGCACCTACGAGGAGACTCGGGCCGCCCTGATCGGCGTCTGGAAGGCGCTCCAGGCCCAGGCGGGCTCGCCCGCCCCGGAGCCGAAGCAGGAGCAAGCCCCTGTGTGGGGTCCCCTGCCTGCGGCCTTCCCGACCAAGAAGGCGCGCGACGCCTACCTCAAGGGCCGTCTGGCCAGCGACGAGGGCTTGGCCACCGAGTGCTTGCTCTACGTCTTCGCGCACCAGACCGAGGAGGAGCAGGAGTGTGAAGAGACCGTCGAGGACAACGGCGTCGGATTCTCTGGCTGCGACGCGGACATCCTGTCGGCCTTCGCCAAGAAGGCGCTCGCTTTCCAGCCCGGCGGCAAGTTCGCTTCGCCCTTCTCGCCCAAGATGCGCGGCATCCTGCTCAAGAAGATGCCGAAGTACCGCCACCAGTTCACCAACGCGCTTGAGGCCAAGGGCCTCTGCGTGATCGACGAGGGCGCGAAGGAGGAGGCAGCATGAGACTTCGCGAGGTCCCCGGCGACCGCTGGTTCTACATTCCCGGAAAGCGCGGTGACAGCGCGCAGAAGCTATCCACTCAGCCCGATCCTCGCTCGATTCGCGTGATGGTCCTCACCCGATCCGGCGGCACCACCATTCGCAAGCTCAAGCCATCGCTCGACGTTGAGCTGGTCCCGGAGGATTGACATGAACCGCAACACAGCTCATCTCGCCATTATCGAGGGGATGCCGTGCACCGTTCCCAACCGGACCGACGAGGTCGCGACCGGGAGCAAGCACTGGTATATTAGCTACAACAGCCATGACGTTGCTATCTACGGCGGCGCGACCACCGCGCTCGTGCTCGGGCAGATGGAGTGCTTCCTCATCCTGACCGGCGATCACCGCGAGGGGTTTGCGGAGGCTATCGCGGCCGGATACGACCGCGGCGTATCGCGCCTCAACCGGTGCCTCGCGTACGTGCGCGATCACAAGGACCAGCTCCACCAGTTCAGCGACCCGATCATCTAGGAGGCACGATGAAAACTGCTGCTTGGTTCTCTGTCTTCTTCGTCCTGTTCGTCGGCGCGACCGCGTGGGCGTTCCTCGCCCTGGCCGGCGGGTACATCTTGCCGGCGTGGGCCTGCGGCCTTATCTCCGCGGCGTCGCTCGCTGCCGCGGTTACCGTCATGGTCCGGAAGGTGAACCCGTGATGCTGTGGTGCATCGTGCTCTACCTCGCGTGGTACCTCGGCGGGCCCGCGGTCGGCGGCGGTATCACGGCCATCGCTGTGGCACGGGTCATCATCCTGGCAGCTATGAAGGGGGAGGACACGTGAGGGTCGCATGGCATTACACCAACATGACCAAGATCCAAGCCATCGTCTCGTCCGGCAAGCTGCGCGCGAAGCGCGATGCACAGGCCGCGGCCGGGGAGCGTGCGGCGGTATGGTTCAGCACGTTGCCGGATTGGGACCCGATCGCGAACAAGGGGGCTGCTGGCGCGACGAAGGGCGGCGGGCAGGTGTTGCTGACGACCGAGCAGACCGAAGCCCTGACCGGAGGCCTCTGGCGCGTCGCGGTGTGCCTCGACGATGGTGCCTATCTCCCGTGGAGCGCCGCACCGCGAGCCCTCGGCATGCCGAAGAAGGTGCACCGCGGTATGACCAAGACGGCGCTCGACCTTTACGGCTCCGACCCGAAGCGCTACTGGTTCAGCATGATCGACGTCGAAGCAGAGCGCTGGCGCGCGATCGAGTTCCTCGACCCGGCGACACGCCAGTGGACCAACGTGATGACAGAGGAGGCGGCGCAGTGACATGGGCCACTGTCTACACGGATGCGAGCTTCGTTCCCGCCACGGGTGCGGCGGCGTACGCGGTGTGGGCGAAGACCGACGTCGGTAAGCAGGAGCACGCCGGCCATTGCCCGGACCAGATCACGAGCCCGCCCCTGGCGGAGTTCTTCTCCATCTACGCCGGAATCTACCACGCGCTCCGCTGGTGGCCGCAACTGGTCGGCGTGCACATCGTCAACGACTGCAAGCTCGCGGTCGAGAGCTTCTCCTATGCCGCGTGGCTCGATCGTACCGACCTGCACGGCAAGACCCACGAGGACGTCGACGACCCGAGAGATCGTCTCGTGGTGCGCGCCTACGGCCTCCTGGCGGGGCGAAACGTGCGCATCGTCACGCGCTGGGTCAAAGGCCACCGCGTCGACGGCCGCCGCGGCTGGGTCAACGACCGGGTTGACCGTCTCGCGTACAAGAAAGCCACAGGCCGCAAGAGGAAGACGCGGTGATGCTTGCGTGAGCGGTGACGCAACGACAATCGAGTACCGAGGCCCGGAGAGTCTCCTTGGAGTGAGGTTTAAGGGTACCTGGGCCGCCCCCGTGTGAGTGCACGGGGGTTTTTTCGCGCCGATTTTTTCGCGTGACCCGAGGAAAATACCACTACAATTCGCGCCAACGGGACACAGGGCTACCGCCAGAAGGCGGCTGCTGACACTCGAACGGAGAACAACATGAGCACATTGACCCTGGACGACGCGCGCAGCGTCCTCCAAGACCGCTGGGGATACGACGACTTCCGAAAAGGGCAGGTTCCGGTCGTCGAAGCCGCCCTCGCCGGTAAGGACGTCCTCGCCGTACTACCCACCGGCAGCGGCAAGAGCGTATGCTTCCAAATCCCGGCCATCCTGTCGGGCGGGTGCGCGATCGTGGTGAGCCCGCTGATCGCACTCATGAAGGATCAGTGCGACCAATGCGCGGAGCGCGACGTCAAGGCCTCGTTCATCAACTCGCACTGCACTGAGCAAGAGATCGAGAAGCGCCTCTTCCGCATGGAGGTAGGCAAACTCGACATCATGTACGTCGCCCCCGAGCGTCTCCGATCGCGAATGTTCCGGCGCGCCCTCATGCGCACGAAGGTCAGCTACATCGTCGTCGATGAAGCGCACTGTCACCCGGTAGGAACGCTGATCGACACCCCGAGCGGCTCAATACCGATCGAAGACCTCTCCCCGGGTGACGTGGTGTCATCGTGGGACGGTAATCGCGTCGTGAACGGGACAGTTCAGCAGGTCCAAGTGAAGCGCGTCGGAAGGCGGAAGCTACTACGCATCGCGACGCCCGATGGGGGCGTTACCCTCACCGACGATCACCCATTGTTCGTGAAAGGTCGGGGGTATGTCGCCGCGCGCGAGATCCATGGAGGAGAGGAATTGCTTGTTCTACGGCGACCCGTTCCACCCGAATGCCCGGCGAACCAAAACATGCAGCCCGGGATGCAGCGCGGAACTTCGACGGAAGACGCGCAGAAAAGTAATGATGTTAGCGGTGGAGTGCGACGGTCCGAGTCACCATGCGTACGCAGTGCAGGCGCGGGACAAACGGAAGACGGAGGAGCTTTCTGGCAAAGGGTGGGCCGTGTTGAGGTTCTGGAACCAGGAGATCATGAACGAGACGACGAGAGTGGTCGAGACAATCGAGTTGTCGTCGCGCTAACCATCGCCGGGTTCCATAACTACTTCGCAGGTGGGGTCCTCAATCACAACTGCGCGAGCCGCTGGGGGCACGACTTCCGTCCGGCCTACATGCGCATAAAGGATATGACCCGCGCGCTCACGAAGCGAGGACAGCGCCCGCCTGTGGTCGCCGTCACCGCCACAGCTACTGCTGACATCGAGACCGATGTTGTGCAGGCGGTCGGCATGGATCCAGACGACTACGTGCGCGTGATCGGTGACCCGATCCGACCGAACCTCTCCTACCAGTGCCGGTTCGGGTACCCGTGGGCTAACATCCGCACACTGTCCGACCAATGGGACACCGACACCGGACGTTACATCGTCTACGTCGGTACGCGCAATGGATCCGAGAAGGTTGCCGAGCAAATCGAGGAGGTCGTGGGCCCGAAGCAGGTCGGCGTTTATCACGCGGGCCTGACCAAGGCCGACCGAACCATAATCCAGGAGAAGTTCCGAGCAGGAACGAAGCCAATTATCGTCGCGACCAACGCCTTCGGCATGGGCATCGACATCCCCGACATCCGCGCCGTTGTCCACTTCGGCATCCCCGGGTCGCTGGAGGATTATACGCAGGAAGCCGGGCGGGCAGGTCGCGATGGCAAGCCGGCCGACGTGATCCTGCTGCAAGACGAATACGCCGAGGAGTTGCATCTCGGTTTTTGGAAGCGCGCCAACCCGGAGTACGATTACTACGAGAAGGTGTGGGAGTACCTTCACGAGCACCCGCACGGGCAGCTCCTCAAGCTGACCGCGAAGGACATGGCAGGTGAGGTCGAGGAGTACGCAGGGCTTCCGGAAAAGTCGCTCGATCCCAGCGCGATCGGCGGCGTGCTCTCCACGCTCGACGCCTATGGGCTGGTGAAGCGCACCTACGCACCAAGCGGCATCCTCCTTCGCTGCCGCTCGTGCATGTGGACGGGATTCGATATGGAGGCGCTGACGCCTCGTCAGGTGTCGATCATCGAGCACGTTCGCGAGCTGTCCCCGCTCATGCCGGAGGACGACGACACCGTCGACGTGGGGATCGACAACCCCGAGCGAACAGCCGTGAAGTTCGACCTCGGCCTCATTGCCCTCAAGCGACAGCTCCGCGCGATCGAGAAGAAGACCGAGGTGTGGGAAGTGTGCCCCGCGTTCACCGGTAAGACGACGGAGGTGATTGCGTACGGCGAGAATCTCGACAACGTACTGCCCCGTGAGGTGATCGAAGGCAAAGCGAACCGCGAACTTGCCCGGTTGAACACGATGATCTTCTACTCGAAGTTGCACACGCAGGCGGAACGCGTTGCCTTCATGCGCAAGTATTTCATGGAGGGCCCGGCTTAAACTCTTTGTCACCGGCGGATTGACCCATGAAAAGACCCCTGTTGACAACTACGATGAGCGATCTAACGCGCGCGCCCGAACCGGGCCATAGGGCCCTAGGACCAATGGCGCATAGGGCCGATGGTCCATCGGCCGGAGGGCGCAATGCGCCATTGGCCGGAGGGGGCCCAGGCTCAATGGCGCCCAGGGTCATAGTGTATAGATTTAGAGATAGGGTAATACATGTACGGAGAAGCTCTATGATAGAACAGCGAACAGGAAGCATGTACGAACGAAGTGAGTACATGCGACTGTTCCCCGACTCGCTGCGCTCGTCGGTCGCGGCTGTCGCCGCGAGCAGACCGGGAACGAGTGGCAAAGTGACCCGCAAGAAGGGGACGCGATGAGTAAATCTCCGCCGCCGGTCACGCTCAGCGTGAAAGGGGCGTGGGCAACCGTCGCGGGTTGCAGCATCGGGAAGATCCTGTCGTGCATGCAGGACGTCGCCAACCCGCTCGACCCGAACCGGAACCACATGCGCGCGTTCCGCGAGCAACGATGGGATGGTCGGATCCCGTTGTTCAACGGGCGCGCATTCCCCGCCGGTCTCTGCGAGCGCGCGAAGCTATGGTTCAACGCCGCCGGTCACGACGTCACGATCGAGACGCCGGACATCGGGGAGATCGACACGAGCTGGATGGGCCGTGACTACCTGCCGGCGCACGGGAAGTTCACTGGCGAGTTTTGGGATCACCAGTACGAGGCGATCATGGCCATGTTCGAGAGCCCGCGTGGGATCGTCCGCATCCCGACCGGGGGCGGGAAGACCGCCGTCATGGCCGCGCTCGCCCGGTACCTGTGGGAGGAGAAGAATTGGCGCTCGCTTATCGTGACGTCGAAGAAGGGTCTCGCCGCGCAGACCGTCGAGACGTTCTGTGGATTCTACCAAGGCGACATCCTCGTCGGACAGATCGGTGACGGGAAGCGCGAGACCGATGGCGACATCATCGTGGCGACCGCGCAATCGCTGAACCACTTCCGACCACACAAGCGCAAGGGCAAGATCGTCCCCGGCGACGCGGAGTACCGCGACATCGTCGAGAACTTCGAGGTGCTCATGCTCGATGAAGCGCACCACTCATCGTCGGACTCCTGGTACGAGATCGGGATGGCGAGCGGCGCCATGCTGCGGTGGGGCCTCAGCGCGACGCCGTTCAAGAACGAGGAGTTGAGCGACACGCGTATCCGCGCAGCGACCGGGGAGATTATCTACGAGGTCGACACCGACGCGCTCGTCGACTTAGGGCTCACGGCACGGCCGCGCATCGCGATGGTCATGAGCGACAACGCGTCAGGCCGGATACTGCCGAAGGTCATCAAGGTCAGCCGAAAGGGGAACCACTACGAATCCGAGATGCCCTACCACGATGCCTACGTCGAGGGGATTATCGAGAACGACACGCACAACCGGAGCGTGGTCCGCGCCGTCCAGTATCTCACCGAGGTCAAGGGGCGGCAGACGCTCGTGCTCTGCCGTCGAAAGGATCACTGGAACCGGCTGCACCTGCTGCTCGAAGAGTTCGGCGTGAAGCATTACGCGGTGTGGGGTGACACAGCGACACCGGACCGGAACCTCGTCAAGAAACTCATGGGCGAGGGCACGGCGAACTGTGTGGTCGCAACTACGATTTGGGACGAGGGCGAAGACGTCAACGGAATCGACGCGCTTGTTCTTGCCGAAGGCGTGAAGTCCGTGACCAACGTGCTCCAGCGTCTCGGACGAAGCATGCGACGTGACAAGGGATTCGACGACGTGCTTGTCGTCGACTTCGCGCCGACGTGCCACAAAAAACTTTTGGAACATGCACTCGCTCGCGCCGAAGCCTACGAGAGCGAAGGTCACGCGGTGACATTGGTCGAGGATTGGCCGCCTCCGGAATCACCCATGATTCCCGAGGCAGCGATTTCGCTGTTTTGATTTTGCACTCGAAAACCCGGTGTTGACATCCCCACCGGTACCCCCCTATGATCCGGGCCGGCTGAAAGGACGTCGCATGTCAACAACCAAGACCCGGAATGCACCGCGCACGGTAACTCGCTGCGCGAAGCGAAAGGGCGGTCGCCCTCTCGAAGTCGAACCCGGACCTCGCCGGTCCCTCCGCTTGCCGCAAACCATCGCCCGATGGATCGACGACATCGAACGTCGACACCCGGGCAAGGACGCGTCTGACGTGATGCGCGTCGCGCTTGAGCGCGGTCTCGCTTCGATCGAAGCGGAGGGGTTGGGCGATGCGGCGTGATCCAGCACCCCGAACCGATCGGCCAACATGCTACGGACTCACCTATCGCTCATCGCGCGAAGACTGCGTCGAATGCTCGTACGCCCCGCGCTGCGCCAAAGCCTCGGCCCGGTGGCGCAAGTACCGTTCGCTCGAACAACTCGCCCGTGACGAACGCGATGACCTGACACGGAAGCCCGCACCGGTTTCCGATCCGTTCGAGGCCTATGCTGACTTGCACGAGACGTACTTCGGTGCGCGACCGTCCCGGCGTCGAACCTCCGCACGGAACAAGGCCGCGATCGACCGCGCTGCGGCGTACTGCGCGGAGGAGTCGATCGACTTGCAGGACTGGATCGCCGCACACATGTTCGCGCTCACCGAACGCGGCAATCAGGTCTATGCTCGCGCAGGGTTCCAGGCGCGCAGCATGTTGGTCCCGACGCCGAAGGCCAAGGATCGGTTCAACCGCGTCGTCACGTTGCACGGCATGCGGTACAACCGGACCACGCACGACGCGATGACCGCAAGCACCGATCAGCGCATGGCCGACAAGGCGGTGCTCGACGATGAGCGTGAGATCGGGTCGTTGATCGCGGCGGATCGGATCGAGGGTGTCACTTTGTCACCCGCTGACGCTGCCGAGCTGACGCTGGCATCGGACACGTGGTTCGAGTACCATAGGGACGACCCGCGAAGGCTCTACGTCCTGCGCCTTGAAGCCGCATGCAGCGTCGCGCACATGTACGAACCCGGGCTACCGTCCCGGATCACGTTCACCGAGCAACGCTTTGAGTGGGGCCACCTCGCGGACTTCCTGGCCGGGCGTCACGAGCCTGCGCACATCGTGCGCGAACGTCGACGCAAACGGATGAACTCGCGCATGCGCGACCAGTTGGCTCGGGGGTCGATCGGTGTCTGACGAGGGAACCTACGGCGAGCGGTTTGGGGAGGATTACCAGAAACGCATTCTGGCCGTGGCCATGCGCCATCCCGGGTTTTTGCTTGCGCACCGCGGCGTGATGGACCACACGTTCTTCACGTCCAATGTGCTCAAGGTCAGTGCGAAGGCTCTGCTTGCGTACGTCGACAAGACCCGCCAACTACCCAGCCCCGATACACTGGTCGAAGTCGCGCGCCCCGAGGTCAACGAGGCGACCGCGAAGCAGGTCGAGAAGTCCATCAAGTCGATGGCGGAGATGGAGATCGACGACGCGCGCGGCGTGATGGATCTTGCGATCGAGTTCGGAAAGACCCAAGCGCTCGTCAACGCGGTCATCGACAGCGGCGACTTCATCGACAAGGGGACGACCGAGAAGATCCTACCTCGGGTGCAAGATGCGCTGCGCGTCGGCACGGACATCACCGACATCGGCCGCTTCTATCGTCGCGACGTCCGCGGTCGCCGGCCGTGGTATCTCGACCCCGCTGCGATGCACGAACGTATCCCGACCGGGTTGGAGCACATCGACGGCGCAATGTCGGGGGGCCTCGCGCGCGGGCACCTGGGCGTGATTCTCGCACCGCCGAAGCGCGGCAAGACCACGACGTTAATCAACATCGGGTTCGGCGCGTTGACCAATACCGATGGTCTGAACGTCGTGCATTATTCCATGGAGATGGACAAGGAGGAAGTGGCCGAGCGGTACGATGACCGACTCATGGGCAAGCACGTTAACATTAAGACCATGGACCCGCATCAGTACGTCGACCTCCTCGAATCGCGAGTGAACAAGTTCATCTTCGGGGAGCTGATTACGCAGCGCTACCGGGAGGGGCAGCCCGACGCCAACATGATCGCGAACCACTTGGACATCTTGATCCAAGACGGGTTCCGTCCGGACCTCGTGATCGTCGACTACGCGGCCCTCATGAAGCGACCGCCGACCGTTGGCCGCGATGACCTCGTCCTCGACGAGATATACCGGTCGCTGCGCGCCCTTGCCTCGGAGTACAACGTCGCCATGTGGACCGGCGCGCAGGCAACGACCGGGGCGTTCGAGAAGGAGACGCTCACGATGGCCGACTTCCGCGATAGTCGCGGCATCGCTGCGATCGTCGACGCAGCTTGGGCACTCTGCCAGACCGACGAGGAAATGATCCAACAGCGCGCCCGGCTCTTCGCGATGGCGATGCGTCACAGCGAGATGGGTGTAACGGTCGAGTGCAACGTGAACCGCAAGCTCTGCCGGATCAAGACCGATGGCTTGTTCGACCCGGCTTACAACCCGGTCAAGGTAAAGGCGGAACACCGCGAGACGGCGCCGAAGGTCAAGACGTCGACGTCGAAAGCCGCTGACAACCTCAAGGAAGGTGCGGGGATCAAGCAGACCAAGAGGCCGCCGGCCAAGCGCAAACAGAAGATCGGCGTCAAGCCGAAGCCGACGCGCAAAAAGAAAACAAAACCTACTACGAAGGTGCCGAACGATGGGTGAGATCATCAGCTTCAAAACCGGCGAAGTCGTCCGACGCGCGAACCACCCGTCCCCGGAGGAGGTCCGCGCGTTCATCGAAGATCCGTGGAAGGAGGCGGTCGAGGATTATCGGAACGACCTCCTCGACCTGCACGCCACGCACAACGACCTCGTCAATGACCTCAACGCTATCCGTCGACGCCGCGAATCCGGAGAGGCGTACGATTCGGACGACGCGGACCACGAGATCCTCCACGACGCCCTTCGGCATATCCAGGCGGCTACCGTCGACCTAGCTGAGGCGTTGGAGGAGACGTACGAGGAGGCCTACGGCATCAAATGCCCGGGTTCGATCCTTTCACCCCTACGCATCGCGGAGGACTCAGCATGACAACCGATGAACCGACACGACTCGCCCACGGCGCTCCGGTCAGGCAAGCCATGAAGGCCGTCAAGGCGCGACCACAAGGTGCGCTCCTCACCGAGATCCGCGAAGACCTTCCGGATACGCCGTACGGCTTGCTCATGGTCGCCCTGTTCTTCCTCAAGGATGCCGGGTGCCTGGAGTGGGTGAACAACGACCGGTCCGATTGTCATCCGCGCGAGCGGATGCGGTTCCTCTACCGAGCCACCAACAAACCCGTCCCGCCCTTCAAGTATTACGGCAAGAAACGGCCGGAGAAAAAGAAGACATCCGGGCTCAAGGACAAACTGCTCTCCATCTGAGGATCGACGCCATGCCCAAGCGCACGCTGAACACGTATCGACTACACACCTACCTCAACCAGCGCCTCGGCGCGTCGACGGGGACCGGACCGGAGTACCAGTTCTATTGCCCGTTCTGCGTCGACCGCGTCGGGTCGGAGAGCGGGGGCAAGAAGCTGTGGATCAACTTCACCAAAGGCTGCTCGGTGTGCTACCGGTGCGGCTTCGGCGCTCGATCCCTCACGTCTCTGTTCAAGCAGCTCAACGGCGGGCGGCTGCTGGCCGAGGAGTCCGCGCTCCTTTCAGACGAGATCACCGAGATCGAACACGAGTCTATCCGTGACGCGATGATCGAACGGTTCTTCGCCGGCCGGCAGGCGGGCACGATGTTACCGCACGCGCTGCCGAAGGAGTCGAAACTCCTCTATCCGATTCTCCGTCAGGACCGGAAACCGCGCGCCTTCCTGCCGGCCGTCAGGTACCTCCGCCGCCGTCGAATCAGCCTCGGCAAGATCCGGAGATTCAAGATCGGCTTCGCGCCCCGCGGGGATTATGGACATCGCCTCGTGTTCCCCATCTTCCATAACCGCAAGCTGGTCTATTTCACGACGCGCTACTGCGGTGACCACGAGATGAAGTCGAAAAACCCGATGAACAGGGACGGCTACTACCACAAGAAGGACGTGATCTTCAATTACGACGACCTCGTCGGACGCAAGCGCATCGCGATATGCGAAGGCCCCTTCGACGTGATGGCGCACCACCACGCCGGGGGGCTCCTCGGCAAGACCATCAGCGACGAGCAGGTGCAGTTGATCGCGGACCTCGTCGACCACGGCCTCGAAGAGGTGGTCGTCAGCCTCGACGCAGGGGAGATGCGCGCGAGCACCGCTGTGCACGACGCTCTCATCGACGTGGTGCCGCGCGTGTCGGTGCTACCGCTCGCACAAGGGGACCCGGACGAGAACCGAGCGCACCTCGAAGAGATGATGACTACGCGCCGCGCGCCGACCGTCAGGGACCGCATCCTCGCCTCGGTCGGACGGGCCTAGGAGGCTGCGACCCAAAAACGCTTTGTCACCGGGGTTACGCGAAGATGACTGTTGACTTCCCCGCGTGACGCGCAAAGTAGACCACGCTGGAGCCAACCGGGAACCCAACCTGCGCCCGGCCAGCAAGGAGAACCACATGAGCCTCAAGGCCGCCCTCGCCAACACCGGACCCCGTGGACCGAAAGGATTCGACCTCCCGACACCCCCGTGCCTCCGCTTCAACAGCCAAGCCCAGCTCACCGCTGCTTGCGCGAAGCAGAAGGAGGACGTCACCCTCCTCGACGCGGATTTCATCGAAGAGATGGACGTCGACGGCCACGTCAACGGCGTCGACATGCGGCTGAGCAAGGCCGCCTTCTCCGACCTCTGTCACGTCACCGGCGTGCCCGTCAGCTTCATCCGCCGGCTTGCCGCGGAGGACGAGAGCCTCGCCCTGGACGTCATCGCCCACTCGATCAAGAGCCAGTTTCACAAGGCCAAGAGACAGCTCGTCGTCGACACGGATGCAAGGCGCATCGACGGCATCGTCTCCAAAGGCACTTACACCCCCCTCGACAATATGGACCTCGTAGAGTGGGTGCTCTCCGGCGGCGAGGGCCTCAAGATGACGAGCGCATGGCTCGAAGGCCCGGTGCTGCGCATGACCGTCGTTGACGACCTCGAACAGATCGAAGCCCGTGTGGGCGACATCGTCCGATTCGGCGTTGACGTGCGAAACGCGATCAACGGCGACAGCGCCACGCACGTCTGCGATTACAACGAGCGCCGCGTCTGCGCGAACGGCATGCGGTGCA